TTAGGGGAAAATAAAGAATGACCTCCTAAGCCGTTAAGGCAGAAGGAGTTATGAAAGGATTAAAAAGTGTCAAAGGTGTCAAAAGCGGACATAACGCAATTTATTACGGAAAGGGATTTAGCGGAAAGGGATTTAGCGGAAGGCATATTTGATGCTAAGGTTGCCTTCGGTAGATTACGCGAATGCGGGTTTTATATCCGGAGGTGGGATAGGAAGTTTGAACAGGAAGACCACATTCAAGTTACGCTGTTTGGGGTTCCGTTTAAGGCTCTGGTGATAAGCATAAAACAAACTGAGGCGGATTTGGAATACATAAAGGCAATTGTAAAATGGGACCGGAGGATAACATGATGGATGCTTGTCCTACTTGCGTCAGTTGTGCTTTGAGAAATGATTGCGCGAGGCTGGATTTATATTCAGACTGTGCATTTCTTGGAGGAAGTTGATGAACACAGAAAAATTTAATCAAGTTCTCAATGATAGAATCTTTGAGATAAGGGCGGTTTTATCTTCTAAGGCGAAGGAATATGCGACCGAGGATAGGTTGCATAATTTTAAAGTTGCTGCTCGGCGCAGGAACCAGACCCCGGAAAGAGCCTTAATGGGGATGAAGGAAAAGCACAGCGTTTCGATAGAGGACATTATCGACAACATTGATAAAGGCATCCTTCCTTCTAAAGAGCTATTAAACGAAAAGATAGGTGATGAAATTAACTATCTTATTTTGCTTGAAGCGTTATTATTGGAGAGGGTTGATGGGAACTAAGTCGCGTGATAATTATGCAGTGAATATTTGCGTAAGACCGTGCGGGAACAAACAGACTAAATTATGCTGTTCTTGCTTGCGATGGGAATATTGGATTCCGCCGGTAGAGGAAAAGAAGGACGAAAATGTTAGCGAAGGTTAGGGCCTATGTGCTCTGTGCAATAAAGGGTAAATGCTTTCTGAAGCGACCATCTGTGGTAGGACGGTAAGCCCAAGAATACCGGGAAACCGGCATAGGCTCAAACTATTTTAAGCGAGGAGATTATGAGCGCGAGTGGAATAATAAATGAGTTCCGAACACAACATGGACGACCTCCGTATTATTTTTGGAACCCGATTGAGAACGACCATTGCCATGAGCATTGCTGGGCGATGGTTTGTCACGGAATGCACCACGCGCCCGGCCATTTCCTGCACGGAAAGAGTGAAGCGGTCGGGGTTCATAGTTGGACGAATGATTTTACTGAAACCCTTAGTCGATTGATATTCGACTGTATGGGAAATTCGCACGGACACCGGTCCGTGTTACTTATGAATAACTTAGCTTATTCGGTAATTGTGCATGACGGAGCGGTATATCTTACCGTCAGGGGATGGGATTAATGCTAATTTGGTTACAATGCTTAAAATTAAAAATAATTTACTGGTGGCGGAATCCTAAAAGAGTTCTCGCGCATTATCTTCCCGACATAAAGGAAGCATGTGAAACTTGCGGATATGCGATAGCAGTCCACGGAAGTCTTAAGCGGGATATCGATTTAGTAGCCGTTCCGTGGTCGGACTTCGCCACTTCTGCTGAAGTGCTTATCTATTGGATTGAAAAATATACAGGATTATTTTATATCGATGATGGTACTAATCCGACCATCAAGCCGCACGGTAGAAAAGCGTGGACCCTTCATCAGCATGGATTCCGTACTTATTTCGATATCTCGGTCGCTGGGAGGGTAGGAACTGATGCATAATCTAGCCAAGAACGTCGATATTGAAGTGACCCAAGTCATATATATAGACGCAGAAATCATGCGCCAAATCGAATGTGTGCAAGAAATTACCCCTAAAATAGAGCTTGTTAAAGAGTTTGACCCACAAATCTCCCTTGACCTTCCGACCTTTATAAGCACGGACGCGATGGTAAGCGGAGAAATTTTCATCGAGCAAGAGTTCGACCTGACCACTAAAGAATTGCTTTACATGCAGGATATGGTAGGGGACCCTAAAGAAGCGCGGATGCAGAAAGTAGTCCGGTATCATTTTACGATGAGGGCCAGCGTCAAGGAAATATCAGAAACTTTAGGGATTGAGCAGAGAACGATTTATCGTGATATAAGCGATTATAAGAGTCAAGTCCTTAAAGATATCAAGAAAGATTTGCGGAGCAATAAAAAGATTCTGGGTCACATGGTGGAGCTGATGACGCAATTAGACCATCAGACCCGGACCATTTGGGACAGATATAATAGCCTTGAAGCGGATGCCGGCGTGTATCGCCGGATATTAAAGGTCGCTGATGAACAAGCACAGAAGGGCGGAGAAATAAAAAGTATTAACCGAGTCGCCGAAGCGATGAAGATAATCTTCCAAGTCCACGATAAGCAACAGCAGTATCTTTATCTTCTGAAGGAACAGACCAAAGCGATGTTGATGGTATGGCGCGAGTTCGGACTTACGGGCGACGACGCCCTGAAGCTGGTTTTCTCAGGCGGCATCGATATCGATAGCAAGGTCGAAGAGGTGAGGGGCACGATTGTAAAACTTATCGACATCATAAAGGACGAAGTTGAAGATGTTCGCGCGAGAAAGAATATTTTTGGACGATTGGCGAATGAGGTTAAGCTGAAAGCTCTGCAACAGACCGGAGAAGTGGTTGATGCGGCTTATAAGGAGAATTGATGGACTCGGATATCGTAAGTATAGTTAAAGAGCCTGATGTTCCTCAAACTATCTGGATGCCGCCAGACCCAACCGACCTTAAGAACGATGATGAAGCAAGCTTAGTTCATTCTGACCCCTTAAGCGAAGAATTTTTTCTCCGACTTTTTATCGAGAACTCCGGATTAGATTCAAATGTTTGGCGTTGGCAACCGCCTCGTGCCCAAGATATTCTTTTAAGTAAAAGATTTTTAAATTTATCCGGGACGATACGCAAAGCAGTCTACGAAGATATTTGTGCATTTTTTGAAACGGTTGATGGCAACCCGTGGCATAGAAAATATAGTGAGGCATGGTTCGAGGAAGGCATCGGCTCCGGGAAAAGTTTTAAGATGTCTTGCATAATGATTATTTTTCAAATTTATCTTTTATGCTTACGCAGTCCTCAACTTTACTTTAAAGCGGATAAGGCCTCCAAGATAGCGATTATGAATATGTCCATCTCGGAACGCAATGCGGTCAAGGTTATCTTTTCAGAAATAAAACAGAAGATTGATGCCTGTCCGTGGTTCAATGAGCGCCCGTGGGAACGGGATGACGCGAGGATGCCGGACCCGAATTGTAAATCTGAATTGCGTTTCAAGAATAATATGTTCATCATCCCAGGAAGTTCATCATGGCGAACGGCTGTCGGTTACAATATTATCGTGGGTTGCATGGACGAAGCCGCTTCGTATCGTAAGTCCGATAACAGTGACCAAGCAGATGATATTTACCACGCACTTCAACGCCGATTAGGTTCTCGCTTTGAAGACCGAGGCGCGATTATTGGCGCCGGTTCACCGATGTATGAAAATGATTTTCTTGAATCGAAAATCAAAGAGGGAGAGGACCCGACATCTAAAGTCTATTCAAAACGCCGGCCACTTTGGGAATCTAAATATCCGGATTGGGACGGCGACTTCTTTTACGCCGATAGAGTTCAACGGATGATATTCGATACTCCTCCGGAGAACATGAAAGACGTTGATAAGATTCCTAAGATTCCTTTTCTCTATAAAGCGTTCAGAGCCAATGTTACGAAAGCATATCGTGACTTTGGCGCCACGCCGAGCACAACCATAAACGCGTTTTTTGAAAACGGGAAGATTTTGCTCGACCGCGTAAATGGGCTACGGACTGAAGACCCGATAGATTTGAACGGTAAGTTTAAGCCGTGGTTCAAATGCATCGATAGAAATGCTTTTCACGCCATCCATGTTGACTTGGCCTTATCGGGTGATGCTTGTGGATTATGCTTAGGGCATAACGGCGGAGTAACCGACGAGGGCGGAACGATTATTTATATTGACCTGATGCTACGGATTCAGGGTTCACCGGAAAGCCCAATTCGCATTTCTAAAATCCGCGAAATAATTTACGCGCTTGAGGCGATGGGTTTTCCGATTAAACAGGGCGTAGTAACCTATGATGGATTCCAGAGCTCAGACAGCCTGCAGATTCTTGAATCGAAAGGATATACGGTCGAGTTACTATCGGTTGACCGGACCACGTTACCCTACTGCAATTTGAAAGAGGCTATAAACGAGGACCGGATTGATTATTATTATGTTCCATCAGGGATAGATGACGAGCCTTCCGCGTCGGGAATGTTCATTCAGGAATGTTCTCGCCTTGAGGAGATAGAGGGCAAAAAGATTGACCATCCTCCAAAGGGTTCAAAAGATGTGGCGGATGCAGTTTGTGGCGTGACCCACAATATAGTTGAAAAATCTGAATATTGCGGTATAGTAAAGGTGTCTGTAATCTAAAGGAGAACGAGCATGGCAAAACAATCGACAAGTGTTCTCGGTTCACCCGATGGAGTTCAAGTCGGGATTATAACTACTTCCGGCCGAGTTGTCACCGATGAGATTTTAAAACAATATAAAGTTGATGGTTCTGAATCTAAGCAGATTGATGATAAGAAATGGAAATCTCCGATTATCGAACCTCCTCACGACTTGGCGAAACTTCTTCAATGGAACGATGTTAACGTAATTCATTCATCCTGCATCCGGGTAAAGTGCCTCGATAGCGTGGGTATTGGATTCCATCTTGAGCCGGAGGACGATAATACCGACGACAATGAGGATGTAACTCTCGATGAAGAGGATACTAACTATAAAAAGTTGATGACGTTTTTCTCTAAAGTGAACGAGAAAGAATCACTGACCATGATGCTGAAGAAAGTTTTCCACGATTATGAATCTTGTGGCAACGGATATATTGAAGTCGCGCGTGGATCCGATGATAAAATTATCGGGCTTTATCACATCAACGCAACGACGATGAGATGGTGCTCGGATAAAAAGAAACTTATCCAGCGTGTTGGTGAAAAATATGTTTACTTTAAGCTCTTTGGCAACGAGGAAATTCTCAATAGAACTACCGGGAATTTCGTCAAAGCCGTAACCAAGCCCGAAGACGTAGCTAATGAAGTGATTCCGATTGTTCAATACAGTTGGCGGTCAAGCTGTTACGGATTGCCTGAATGGTTGCCTGCGATTTATCCCATGTTCGGCGACATGAAGGAAACTGAATATAATTTAGATTTCTTCATAAACTTCGGAGTCCCAGCTTACGCGATTCTTATCGAGGGTGCGGCTTTAACCGATGAAGTCCAGCAAGAAATCAAAAAATATTTTGAGACCACGCTAAAAAATTCCAACCATAAAACTTTGAACTTGAGCGTTCCTAAAGGCGGAAAGATTACTTTTCAACCTCTTAGCGTGGACCAGAAGGAAGCGAGTTTCAGAATATATCGTAAAGATAACCGGCTTGATATTCTCGCAAGCCATCGTGTCCCGCCTTATCGCGTGGGAGTGGTTGAGCAAGGACAGTTAGGCGGTAACGTAGCCGATGCGACTGATTTGATTTATTTGGAATCAGTTATCAATCCGCGTCAAGAAGATTTTATGTGGGTTATCAACGAACTCATAATCAAGGCTGGTTTTGAAATCAATACTTGGAAATTAGAGTTCAACGACATCAACGTCGCGAATAAAAAAGTAGATTCCGAAATTTATAATTCCTATATCGCGAATGGAGTAATGTCTCCGAATGAAGTTCGCGCTAAATTGGGCCTTGACCCTTATTCGGGTGGCGATGCAATGTATGTTTCGAGCTTGTTATTGCCGGCCGGACTATCACCTGATGCAGAGGATGTCGAGACCCAAACTGAAGTCTCTTGTTCTAATTGCGGAGCAACATTCGATTGGGCCGCGGAACCGGAAAGCAAAATGGGATGGGTGAAGTGTCCTCAATGCGGATGGTTAGTCGACCAGACCGGGAAAGCAGTAGAAACGGATGCAGAAGCGCAACCTAAACAAGCCCAAGACATAGGAGCAAAAGGTGCAACGAAACCAAAGGTTATCCCGGATAAGGAAGCAAAAGAGGCCAAGAAGGTCTATTCCCGTTCGCGTAAATAAATACGTTACTAAGGCCAGAAAGAAAGTTGTTCATCGCACGTGGAAAGATTCACGCTCGATGATAACTCTTTTCAATAAATTCTATCCTCGAATCCATAAAGAGTTCCTGCGCCAATACCGAGCGACCATGAAGTTTTTAATAAGGCAGGGAGCGTTGACTAAACTCTACGAATACGCGAAAGAAAAATATCCTGAACGATATAAAGACGTGAAGGAAAAATCTTTTAGAAAGCCGACAGCAGCGGACTTAGCTCAGGTCGATAAATATTTCAAAGGATGGGATAAGAATGTAAAACCTGAACAGATGGCTAAGGTCTTGGGGATGTATGCTCCGAAGGCCGCAGAGATAGGCGGGAATGAAGCGTTGAAAAAAATGGGCGTAGGAATAGCTTTTCATCTCAAGGATTCGGTTCTTGTAAATAAACTTCTTGAACGCGGAGAAAAAATAACCGGCTTAATATCGGAGAAAATTCTTGAAGATTTTAGGCGAGTCCTTTACACAAGCTACATGGAAGAAGGAATCTCGCCATACGAAGTGAGAAAAAGAATCGCTGGAATGTTTGAGGAAACTTATCGTAATCGCTCGATGGCAATCGCGCGGACAGAAACCGGAGTAGCGTCTTCAATGGCGCAACATGAAACTTATGAACGTAATGAGATACGCGAGAAAGAATGGCTCGCTACTATGGACGATAAAACCCGACCGTCCCACGCAGAAGCTAACGGGCAAGTGGTAGGGATTGACGAACCGTTTCAAGTCGGTGACGCCGAATTGATGCACCCTCTGGACCCGTCAGGTCCTCCGGAGGAAGTTATAAATTGCTTTGATGAGATTACCGAAGTATTGACCGAGAGTGGATATAAATTCTTTAAGGATTTAATATCGACTGACCGAATTATTACATTTAATCAATCAACCTTAGCTATCGAACCAGCAAACATTAATAGAATAATTATCGAGCCTTATAAGGGACCTATGGTATGGTTAAAAAGTTCGACGACTGATTTTCTTATGACTCCGGGACATAAAGTTTTTATCGTTTCTAAGGAAAAATTTTATCAAGGAAAATATATACTAAAGTTAGTGAGGGCAGATAAAATCCCTTATGGAGCGATGATACCGAAGGGATTTATTTGGCAAGCTGCGCGAGTGAACAAGATTCAGGTCGCGGGCGATGAGTATGATGCTGAAGATTTTATGGAGTTTTTGGGTTGGTATCTTTCAGAAGGAAGCGCGTTCGTGGGTGGCAAGAAGGAGTACAAGACTGCTCGGGGATACGGAAAAAGTAAAGGGGAATATCAAATAGCTATATCTCAAAGCTCTTCAGTTAATCCGGAAAAACATGGACGAATAGCTGCGATTTGTAGAAAGATATTCTCCAAAGTATGGGTTGGTAAAGATAAAATTTATATCCCTAATCAGGGTCTTGCGCTATATCTAAAGGATTTAGGGAAAAGTCATGAAAAATATATCCCCGTAGAATTTAAGAAATTGCATAGGGAGGCACTTGAAAGATTTCTTGATGCCTATTGCTTAGGGGACGGCAATATTCAACGCAGAAAAAATACCCATTCATTCCAGAGGAAATTCTTTACATCATCCCGTAAGATGGCCGACGACATAGCAGAACTTTTAATAAAAACTGGAAAGAATGTATCCTTCCGACATGATGCCCCTAAAGAGATAAAGTTCTCTAACGGGATTTATAGGACGAAATATCCTTGTTTTTGGATAAGTGAAAATAATTCTAAATTTTTTCATATCAGAGAACGGGCGGAAGTTAAATATGATGGATTAGTGTACTGCGCGCAAGTGGAGAATGGAAGTTTGAACGTTCGTAGAAATGGGAAGACTTGCTGGTTTTCTAATTGTCGGTGTGATGAACTTCCGGTCATCACGCATACGATAAAAGAATCAGAGGCATGGACGGGTTAGGAAGATTAAGTTATTGACGAACACAATATATTATGTTATAAGAAGTTAAGGAGAAAATATGCCTGAAGATACCGGTAAAAATATTCGTATCCCCGTCGCTGGCGAGGAAGGTGAACATACCGACCACAAAATCCGCACTATAATCATTTCAGACAAGGAAGGAATCAAGGCTCTTTATTGCGTTGACTGTAAAAAAGTTATCACTTATTTATTCGCCAAGAATAAAGGCTGGGACATGAAGAAGGCTAAAGAGTGGGTCGCAGCGCAGAAAGAATCTAAAAAGAAACTATCCGAAGTGACCGTTGACCAGAGCGAAAACTTCTTAAAAATCGTTGCCACAAAAGCAGATGGGACGACCGAAGAATATCTGCCCAATTCAGACCCTTTCATTTTGGACAAATCAATCGAAGAATTTACTACCGGAATATCTGCCATCGGTGGAACGGATGATGATGACGTAACTGAAATCATCAAGCTCGATAAACAAAAGCAAATTGTCTACGGAGTCTTTCTCGTCCCCGATAAAGCGGACCATGATGGAGATGTTATTTCACCTGATGATATCGAAAAAGTCGCGCACGAATTTAACGTTACTTATCGGACGATTGACGAGATGCATAAGAACGTTATCTCTGCCGAGGTCGTTGAATCGATGATTGCTTGGCAAGATGGTCTGGACTTTTACGGAAAAACTTTAAAGAAGGGAACTTGGTTCGGCGCAATCAAGATTAACGATAAAGACGTTTGGGAAAAAGTTCTTTCCGGAGAATATAAAGCGTTTTCGGTTAGAATCGCGGGAGTACGCGAACCAATAGAGGAGGGTAGCAATGCCTAAAGCGAAGAACATTCTTCACGCTACCAGAGTAGACCGAATCGCTATTGTTGATAGGCCTGCCGTTCCTGATGCACAAATCGTTATCTTCAAAAGGCAAGAAGGAGGAATTGAAAAGGGCGCCATCTCTTTTCAGGACTTACCCATTGCTGATGTGAAGGCCGGTTGGGATGCAGATGCCGCGCTAAAAGCCATCAAGGCTTATGCCGGCGGAGACAATATCGATTGGGCTAAATATCGTAAAGCGTTCATGTGGCATGACAAGAACGCGGAAACTGAAGGAGCATACAAATTACCGTGCGCGGATGTCGTGAACGGTGAACTTGTAATTGTTCCGAAAGCCATCTTCGCTATTGTTGGAGCGGTAGCGGGAGCAAGAAGCGGAATTAATATCCCGCAAGAAGATAAAAAGAAGGTTCTTTCAAATTGCAAAAAGTATTATAAGAAGATGGACAAGGAGTTTCCGGAAGTTGCCGAAAAATGCCTTGAGATTTCCATCGAGAAAGACTTCAATGCGGGATTTTTATTCCGTGGAACTGAAGCGGCGTGTGATGCGTTGCAGAACGAATGTTGGAATGCGATTTATGCTGACGGTGGAGATGGCCTTAAAGCTGTTTCTGCTGCATTTACGGACTTCACTAATGTTGTGCTCAATATCTTGGCAAAAGTTACCTTAATAAAAAATGACGCTGGACAAAGTAAACTCACCGAAGATGATATTGTCAAGCCTTTTGCCCGGGGCCTTGAGATAACGGTGATGTCCGAAGCCTTCTCGTATTTCAAAATGAACCTCGCCTATTTAGTGGCGGATAATACAAGGCTGGAAAATCCTGAAACGATGCTAAAAAAAATTATAGGCATGTTTCAAGATTTTGTGGTAAAATCTTTGACGAATATCGTAGCTAATAAACGGGATGGTGAAGTCGCATTCGAGAAGATAGGAAGAGCAATCTCCGCCGCGCGACTTTCCAAGCTCAGGCAGTTGATAGATGTACTGGCGGAATTGGTTGGCGAAGCGGAGACCAATACCGACAAAGTTAACAAGGAGGGAGCCGTGGAAATGAAAGAATTGATTGAAAAATTTGAAAAGCTCTCCGGTGTAGTCGAGACTTTAGTCTCACAGATGACCGTCATTAGTGGCGTCATCAAAGATAAAGGCTTGACGAGGACCGAGGCTGAACAGGCCGCTTTCGACAAAAAGCTGGCACTGGAAAAGAGAGCGTCCGCGGTAGGGCTCGATGTGAGCGCTTCCGAAGACGTAATCGTAAAGATGGAAAAGGCTGCGACCGATAAAGCAGACTTGGAAAAGAGAGCATTGGCTGTTGGTCTGCCTAAAGAAGCGACCGCCGAGGCCATCGACAAGAAAGAGAAAGAAGTCAAAGACGCGAACGAGAAATCTCTCAAGGATGCCAAAGAGGCTTTAGAGAAACGCGCCGAGAAGGCCGGTTTAGCTAAGGATTCCACTTTGGAAGCCGTCGAGAAAAAAGAGAAAGAAGACGCCGGAAGCCGCATCGATAAAATCGAGAAAGCGGTAGGCGAAATCGGAAAGGTCATCGGTACATTCGGTAAACGGTTCGGAGTTAAAACTTCAATCGATGCCGATATCATCGAAGACAAGAACGATAAAGATACGTTCGGGGCCGCTGTAAGAGGCAAGTAAAGAAGTTAGGGTAACTCCAATTTCTTTGTAGTTACGAATATTCACAAATACAAAGAAGGAGAAGAAGAGAATGAAGTTATCAGTTGACCAGATTTTGGAAAAAGCATTTACCAGCGGAGACTTGGCCGCCGGAGGTCTTTTAAACCCTGAGCAGTCCACGAAGTTCGTTCAGGGAATAATCGACAATTCAGTAATTATCAATGAGTGCCGGCGTGAGCCGATGGCGGCCACGAAGAGGCAGATTGATAAGTTAACTTACGCGGGCACCATCCTTCAGAAGCCTAATGCGGTCGGGACCGCGCCTTCTACTACTTCGAAGCCTACGGCATCGAAAGTAACGTTGGATGCTCAAGAATGTATCGTTGCGGTTGATATCGGCTATGACGCCTTAGAGGATTCTATCGAGGGTCAGGGCCTATACAACACGATTTTAGGATTGACGGCAAAGCAGCTCGCGTTTGATATGGACGACCTGATTCTAAATGGCGTCCAATCGTCCGGGACTACTTATCTCGATATCTTAGACGGCGTGTTTGAACAGATTTCGACTTACACCTACGATGCATTAGCAGCTACGATGTCTGATACGGTGCTGTTTAAGATACTGAAAAAGATGCCGAGCAAATATGTTAACGCTCAAGAAAGCTCGATGCGCTTTTATGTATCTCACTTAGCTCGGTTAGATTACGTTGCAGCTTTAGCGGCAAAGGGCGTAAACGAAGCGTTTGTTCGTTACCTCATCGAGGCCCGTGAACCGATGTATAACGGTATTCCCGTTAGAAAAGTTCCGGCAGTAAAGACCGAAAGCATCACGGAAGGGACCGGCACCGCGAACGGTTCTAAGGCTCTTTTAATCAACCCTGCGAATATCGTCTGGGGTATCCATCGCGATATCACTTATGAGTTCCAGCGCCAGCCTCGCAAGAGAATCGTTGAAGTAACGATTACTTGCCGGATTGACGTGAAGTTGGAAGAAGAGTTAGCCTGCGTGAAGGCGACGAACGTTAAGCACTCGACTTAACGTAGTTTAGATTTTTAGGATGGGGAGGGGTGACCCTCCCCATCGTTTAATTAAATTGGAGGACTAAATGCCCAAGATAAAGCTCATTCGGGAATACGGTTCGCATGGATTAGGGGATAAAAGTTTCGATGCCGGAAAAATCTACGAAGTTGATTACGCGACCGCCAACTACATGGTGAACTACGCTAAAGTAGCCGTAGAGATAAAAGAAGAGCCAAAAGTTCCCGTTCCTCCTCCCCAAAATTTACTTTCGCCAAAGGATGACCAAATAAAAATTGCTCTATTAAGGCTCGGAGGAATCGGAGACTCGTTTATCCTTTCAGGCCTTGCGGTAGCGATAAGAAGGAAATATCCTAATTGTCATATCACAGCATACGTTAGGGATGTCGCAGGAAGAGAAATTCTTACTGACAATCCGAATATTGACCATCCCATAGCAATAGGCAATAAATACCTTGCTCAGTTCGCGGAAGAAATTCTTCTTAAAAAAGATTACGATATTATTTATGATTCTCGATATATGACCAAAGTCTATTATCGTGGGGAAAGATTTAATGATGACAAGAAAATTACCGATAAGCTTTTTAAACCTTACGAGGATTTATTCAAAGAGTTTCCGTTTAGAAATAATGTTCTTTGGAATAAATTCAAGACTAATTCCTACGACCTGATGTTGACTACTACGAATCTTAAAGGGACTCCTGACGATTTGTTTATCGAGGTAAACGAAGAGGACCGGAGTCTTTTAACCCTTCTCGAAAACGATAGATATGTTACCATTCATAACGGAGCGGATATCGCCAGACAAACTAAATGTTGGCTCGCAAATTATTGGATAGAAACAGTAAAATTTTTAAAGAAAAAAGGATATAAGGTTATTCTTCTGGGAAATAATCTCGAAGAGCCCATCCCCGGAGCGATTGATATGAGGGGCAAGACCAACCTAAAACAGACTGCGGCTCTTCTTTCTGCGGCTCAATTCCATATCGATAGTGAGGGTGGACTTGTTCACATGGCTCGCGCGATGAGGACCAGAAGTATCGTTCTTTTCGGGCCCACAAGCTATGAATTCTTTAAATATGATGAGAACGTAAACGTAATCACGCCGAACGAGTGTAAAGATTGCTGGTGGACGACCGATATGTGGTGGAGGGAATGTCCCAAAAATTATCCGAATCCGGTCCCATGCATGGCGGCTATAACTCCGGAGATAGTCGGAAAAGCAATTAAGAAGATGGAGGCTCTGCCTCCTCTCGAAAAGATTAAGAAAAAAGAGGCCCCTAAGTTTGATCATAATGAGGATTTTGCGGAGAAATGCATACTTGATACCTTGCACTATGAATCGAATCCGTGGCAATTAGACAGGGTTTCGGTTATGATGGCAAAAGCGGTCGGCAAGAAAGTCCTCGAAGTAGGAGCGGCAGACGGCTATTGCTGTGAAGTTCTGACCAAAAGAGGCTTCGACGTAACCGGCTTGGAAATATCCAAAATAAGATACGAAAGGATGAAGGCGAAAGGAATTAAATGTATTCTCGGTGATGTAAATGCTCTTCCTTTCCCGGATAATGAATTTGATACCGTAATTTGCGGCGAAGTCCTTGAACATATTGACTCAATGGGTCAGGGGATGAAGGAACTGGAAAGAGTCTGCAAACCCGATGGAAAAATAATCATTTCATTGCCGGTAGGACAAGAGTTTAAAGCAGTCAAGATGCACAAGTGGGGAATCGACCATCATTCAATTTTAAGGGACGGAAAGCTCAATATGGTAGTTCTTGAGCTTACACGGATAAACAAGGAGTGATTTATGATAAACATTGGCTTTCCTTGCTTCAAGAATAAAAAATATATCGAAGCGATTCTTCCTTCGATGAAGAAGTTCGATGACGGTTTAATCGGAAAAGTAATCGTAGTGGACCAAGGCTCGAATGACGGGACGGTTGAATTTATCAAAGCGTTTAATTGGGATAAGGTTATTCTTATCGAGAATAAAGAGAATAAAGGATGCTGGGAAGGTCGCAATCGCGCTCTCGAAAAGGCTTGGGAAATTGGCGGAGAATATTTAATCGTATGCGATTCTGATATCGAGATTCGGGCCGCCGGATGGCTCAAGAATATGAAGGAAGTTCTCGATAAGGATGCCCGGGTCGGCGTGGTAGAAGGCCTTGTTCAGGTGCATGATGGAAGCTGGGGCTTTGCTGGGACCGCTTTATGTATGGTGCGGATGAAAATGATGAGGGAAATTGGTTATTTCGACCCAAGTTTTAAACTCGGTGGTGACCGGGATTTTTGGTGTCGAATCGAGATGCACCATTGGGATACGGCTTTTTGTTCCGGGACCGATGTGTTCCATAAGTGCGGAGGCACGACGACTGATGTTTTCGGAACCGAGCGAGATAGAATCATCAAAGAGAACTACGATAGGCTTTTCAAGAAATATAATCCTGATTTCGTGCGGAATACTTACGGCGCTTTATGTGAGAAACGTTCCGCGGCTAACAAGATGATGGCGAAAGAAAAAGGGGTGAAGGTTACCATAGTAAGGGGCGCGGTCGTCCAAAGAGGAGAATAATATGCCGGGATTTTTAAGCAACCATAAAGCGAATGCCGAAGAGTATGCGGAAAAACATTGGATAAAAGTAGCCTCCCATCTTGAATGGGAGCATCACGTTAAAAGACTTAGGCTCGCGGCCGAGTCCAGTATTGGCCGGGTCCTTGACGTTGGATGCGCTAACGGTAAGGCGACCGACATGATGAGGAAAATCAATACGGCTTGCACGTTTGAGGGCGCCGAGCCCACTGAATTTTTATATAATCTTGCGGTCAAGAATTATCCCGATATAAAATTCTATAATACGTTCGGTGAGGAGCTTCCTTTCAGGAGCTCGTCTTACGATACGGTTGTCTGTATGGGCACGATTGAGCATGTAGTCGACCATATTGTGCTCGCGCGAGAACTAAGCCGTGTAGCCACTCACAGGCTCGTTATAGGCACACCTAACGTCGATGGAGTGGACCCGGACCACAAGAGGGTCATTTCTGAATCGGATATGGTCAAACTCCTGAGCATTTGGTGGGAGAAGGTTGAAGTCGTGGGAAGGGCTAAGATTCCTTATTTGAAGGTCGGCGATGATTATGTGGTATTGGCTACGGGCAAGAAGCTTATTCCGGTCGATTTGGAGACCATCAACATCGACCGCCGGCCGAGAATCTTCTTAACCACGCGTTGTACCTATTCATGCCCCACTTGTAGCGTCAGAATCAAGGATGAGGTCATTTTGCCCGAAGCAAGTCCGGAGAAATGGATAGAAACCATCAATTTACTCAATGCTTCGGTAATACACGTCTCCGGCGGAGAACCCGGACTATACAAGGGGTTCGCCCAAATCATCAACGGAATCAAGAGCAAATGCAAAATTTTCACGAATCTATCTGTTCCCGAAGAATTTATGGGGATAAAGAACTCGCGAAAGAATGTTCTCAAGGCTACCTTCTACCCTAATCTCGCCGATTGGAAAGTATTTTCCGCAAGCGTAAAGAGAATTAAAGAGGAAACGAGCCTTGAAGTATTTGTTTATCTGCCTCAATGGCTTACCACGCTTGAGCAATATAAAATCTGCGAGGCGGATTTAAACGCTATGGGAGTTGGATTCAGCCTAGACCGAAACTGCTACGAGGAGTGGTCTAAGGAGCTTTCAACATTAAACCCTGACGCGCCGAAGAAGGTTTTCTGCAATCATCGCTGGACAATTATCGGACCGGACTGCAAACGCTATCCTTGCGTTTCTAAAATGCGTCGCGGAATTGGCGGTATTGATGATATCCGATTGATTGGCTCTATGACGAATTGCGAAGAATATGGGAAGTGTTCTTGTTGCGATATCGAGCTAATTAAAGTTTATCCAAAATGAAAATCTTAATCATAAGGACTTGCGGCATCGGTAATATGGTGATGGCGACCCCTTTAATCCAAGCCGTAAAGAACCGATGGCCGGAGGCCGAGATAAACGTCCTGACCGAACGAAGGGCGGTCGACGTCGTTAAAGGCTGGAATATCATAAGCCATATTTTTCTCATGGAAGAGAAGGGATGGGAACGAATATTCTACACGGAGTGGGATAAAGTTTTCGTATGCGAGCCATTTTCGCCCGATGAGATTCACGACCCTAAGAAACTTTTGACCAAAGATTTACGATGGCATGGTCGCGCGAATCTTTTTAAGAAGCATGAAGTGATTCAGAACCTTGACCTTCTCGAAAAAGATAAGCCAGCGGAAGTTCCGGCACAATATATCCAAAGCCATTGCGCGGATTTCAAAATCGCTTCAGACCTTCTCGCTCCCATCACTAATTATAAAAATCTTGTGGGGATTTGCTATGGATATGCCGGTAAGGCTCATCATCGGAAGAACTGGGGAGCTGAAAAATATGTTGAACTCGCCAAAAAGCTCGAAGCGGATGGAAGTGGAATAATCATTATCGGCGGGACGAACGAAGCCGAAGAAGTATCAAAATTTTCTGAGATAAATAATAAAGTGATTGCCATCAAACAACCATTGGCGGTCACGGCGGCTCTGACGTCACTTTGTGATTTATTTATCTGCAACGACTGCGGGCCCATGCATGTAGCCGCGGCAATGCAAGTCCCTACGATAGCGATATTTGGGCCCACTTATCAAGTCAAAAATAGGCCGTGGATGGACGAAGATTTATCTTATATCTTTCAATCAAAACTTTCTTGTGTTCCTTGTTATTTCAGCAAGAATTATTCTACTTGCTCGGACCACGCTTGCATGAAATCTATCTCAGTTGAACAGGTATTCAACAAGGCGCAAGAATTTTTAAAGGTGAAATAAAGTGAATCCTCAAGACGATGGTATTGATATCGTTGTTCTTAACTGCAATAATGATGGTCATATCCAGACCTGTATAAATTCAATCAAGGCCCATACTTCGGGACCGTTTAATCTTATCGTGGTTGACCAGAACTCCAACGATGGTTCGCGCGAGTGGCTTATCGACGATGATGTAGCCGGTCATCTCATTTTAAACAAAAAGAACTCCGGAGCCGCGGAAGGTCGCAATCAGGGAATCCGCGCGGGAAGGCATTCTTGGATTATTTTTATCGACTCAGATATTGAAATCAGGGACCTTGATTGGCTTGATAAGATGTGGAATTATACGGTAGAGCACCGTATAGGATTTATTGAAGGCGTTTGTCGTTTAGGAGGATGGGAGAATAGGACGAAGAGAGCATCGACATCATTTTGCATGATTAGGCGAAAATGCTTAAACGAGATAGGAATATTTGATAATAATTTTTTAATTGGTGAAAATATTGACTGGCTTATCCGTCTTAAATGGAATAAATTCTGGCGGTCGGCTTTATGCCCTGATTTAAACGTGTGCCATTTTAAAGGGAAGACGATTTATGAGGGTATTCTGATGAATAAGTACGAAGAGATTAATGAGTATATGGCCGGTTTACTTCTCAAGAAGTACAATAGAGGCTTAATAGAAGAGGTCCGCAAAGAGCTTGACTTATAATTCTGATATGTTACATTATGGTTATCGGTGAGTAAAGCGTCCAAAGCAAGGAGGGAAGACGATGAGACGAGAAATGCTGAAAGTTCGAGGGTTCATGCGAATCCAAGTCGTCGATGGTTGCACCAAGAAGATAGTTGGAGATTCCGGTTGGCAACGAAATGTCGTTGTTAATCAAGGGTTTTTAGACTATGTTTGCGGAGCAATAGGCGGAATTGCAGGGTCTAAGCAAGTTTCCTATATGGCAATAGGAACTGGCACTAAGCCCGGCGCAACGGCCACATCGCTCGATGGAGAGACAGGAGTTCGCGCAACGACTTCAAACTCTTGCGTGGCCTCGAAAACGTTGCAGGCGACTTGTCAGTTCGCGGGAAGCGATATGGCGGGAACTTGCACGATTCAGAATGTAGCTTTGGCGAACACGAGTTCGGGCGGAACTATTTTGTGCGCTACGACCTATGCGACTTCGCAGTGGGCAAGCAACCAGAATGTCAACGCCACTTACCAATTACGCTTCAGTTAAGATTAGCTATTAGTGTTTAACGAGGAAACTACTCCAATAGTTTCCTCGTTTTACTTTCTGGATAATTTATTTGACATTCTGTTATCGATATGTTATCATCTAATCATGGCAAAGAACTCAAAAAAATATTCTAAACTTTACGATGTAGAATGGCTCACGATGCGATATGTTGATAACCGGAGAACTACAAAACGCATTGCCGATGAGATAGGGTGCTCGCGCGGGACGGTAAGGAATATTCTTATCAAATTGGGAATCACATTAAGACGTTATACGACGACAAAGGCAGTTATAAAACACGCAAGAGAAGCCGCTAAATTAGGCGGACGTAAACCAGTAAAGAAGAAGTAATTCTTCGTAAAGGAGGTTGGCATGAAGAGTAGCCGGCAGAAAACTTACGATTGGAGCAAGAGCAAAAGAAAGTCAAATCTAAAGCGCATCCTTAAAGAGAATAATCTCGGAATCAAACTCGACGTTGGATGCGGAGCAAACAAGCAGGCGGGATTTGCCGGACTTGACCAGAGAGAACTTCCCGGAGTGGATATCGTCCATAATGCGGAAATTGTTCCTTATCCTCTTCCGGATGGATGTTGCTCGACCATTCTTTGCTCTCATCTTTTGGAGCACATCTGCCCCAAGAATCTAATCAATGTTATAAATGAATTCTGGCGCCTGATGAAAGTCGGAGGGCAACTTTGGATATCGATGCCCTACGGGACGAGCCACGGATTTCATCAGGACCCTACTCATTGCGGTTCACGGAACGAAACGACTTGGGAATATTTTAACCCTTATCATCCGCTTTATAAGGTCTACGAGCCTAAGCCGTGGAAAATAACTCGTAACGCTTTTTATCAAAACGGGAACATGGAGGTCATCATGGAAAAGATGGCGGAGGATGAAATAAAATGAAGAAGGAAATTTTTAAATCAGACGCGCAGAACGTTAGCGATATTAAAGGGTTCATTCCCGATAGAGATATCTCCGTAAATAAGGAATGGAAGAATTGGAAGAAGAGAGTGTGCCTTGCAGTCCCGGCGACCGGACTCGTCCGTATCGAATGGATGATGGCTCGTTTCGGTCAGGTCATTCCGTGCAATTGGTCGAACGGAGATATCTTTCAGTTCATTTCTCAAGCATCGCCTTTGGGGTTTGAAGTAGCTGCGGCACGGAACATTTGCGTCGAGTATTCGATTACGCAGGGCTTTGAGTGGACACTTTTCATCGACCACGATGTTATTCTGCCGCCCGACACCTTCCTCAAGATGAATTCCTACATGAGAAGGGACACAATTCCGATTGTAAGCGGGTTATATTTTTGCAAGGGTTCACACCCGGAGCCTCTAATCTTTCGCGGTAGAGGCAATTCTTACTACGGTAAATGGAAGTCTGGCGATAAAGTATGGGTTGATGGAATCCCGATGGGTTGCACCCTTATCCATAACTCACTTCTTAAAGTGATGTGGAAAGAATCGAAGGTAATCACTTATGATACTCTCGCCGGTCCGGTCGTTGCGCGAGAGGTTTTCGAGACCCCTCGGAAGGCTTGGTTTGACCCTGAACAGATGAGATATTTTTCTGAATCGGGGACTGAAGATTTATTTTTCTGCGACCGACTAAAGAAGGAGAATTTTTTCGTCAAGGCGGGATGGAAAAAATACCAGACGATGAAGTATCCTTTACTTGTCGATACGTCGATTTTTTGTCGACACATATCGGAGTCAGGTCAACAGTTCCCTTGAAGGGTATTGACTTCTAGTATCTATATGTTATCATATGGATGTGAAGGGAAGATGTAAAAGGTGCAAAAGGGTTCTAGGGACGAAGCAAGAGAAATATTGTTCTCAATCCTGTCAGCGTTCTGATTGGAGCAAGTCTAGATTGGGAAAATCTAAATATAAGAATACGAGAGAGCTCAAGGAAGCGATACGTGAACGAGCAAGGATATTTGCGCGAAAAAAATATAGAAAAGACCCTAAAGAGAGTTACAAGAAATATAAAGAATATTGGGCTAATACTCTGGGCAGAAGGAAGGATACAAGGAGAATCGTGAAATCTCAAAATACTCGTGAATGGCGCAGAAAATTCCCCAACAAAACCATTGAATATCATCTAAGGAATAAATTAAAATGGACTAATGGAGTTAATTGTTTAGATAGGACAATTTGGGAAAGAGCCGAAAGAGTAGCGGTAGGGTTCATAAAGAATAGAAAATTTAGTGATGTTATGCTCGCGCCCTTTAAACAGTTTTTATATGATGTTCTCGCCAAGAAGGACGATAAAATATGTTGTTTTCAAGTGACTACTCTAAGGACTCGTCTGATAAAACGAAGGCATATAGAATTAGCAAAATATTTTGGCTGGCGATATTTTATAGTTCACGTGAAGCCTACTTTTACTGAAATCTATATTAAAGAGATTGATTTAAATCAGAATCTTAGAAACAAAAATGGAGTACAGTTTAATTGTTGTAAATCCGAAAGATGTTTGATAAATGGGCGGCAATTTCCGTAAAATTATGGACCAACATCCTGAAAGAAAGAATAATTCGTCTGTCGCGGAAGTCCTGAGCCTTAAGGCGCACGACTCGGTTCAGGCTCAGGAACTCTTTGGAAAAATAAACCAGATAAAAGAGCAGATGAAGAAACTTGGCATTGCAGGAACCTTACACTTGCATGAAAAAGAAAACAGTGATAAGATTACATCGATGGCTTGGGACTTATCTAAACAGACCGGACTTCCAGTCATCATTGTTGTTAGGGCAAAATAGAACGTTTAATCCTGACGGCGGAGTAACCATTCGCGCTATATGCCGAGATGGGAAAGCCTCGTTAGGATGGATTGAACGGCTAATCTGTGCAAAAGGAATTTGCGGAGTTTAGCCGTTTTTCATTTTAAGGCAAGGAGGTCAATATGGTTCTTCTGAAGATGAGGATTCGCAGAACGGGCGGAAATGGTTGCACTCACTATGATTATCCCAAACAATACGATGCCCATAAGATTGTTTTCGGTCCCATTTATGAAAGCGGTCTTGAAGAGGTAGCGCAAAAGGTTCGCGACCGGAACGCAGGGGATGAATTCATCATCATTGGCATTGATGAGGCCGATAAATCGCAGTTTATGCAATCGAATCTGACACCTGATGCTGACGGATTTATCCATACTTGCGTCGAACTGACCGAAGAGGAAACGGCCGCTATCGGCGGAACATGGACCAAGCAGCAAGAAAAGATTACTGACCGGGACAAGGTTCTCAGGATTACGGCTAAGTCCGCGCGCGGAGAGGCTTTAACCGAAGAGGAGAAGAACGCACTTGACCCTGACCACGCCGAATCAGGTATTGTGAAGACCAAGCATTTTTCCGTAGAGTTGCGGGAGGTAATCGAGGCTCATAGCAAATACAAGGGCAAGAAATAATGTCTTGCAAAAGATGTGGAGCTTGTTGCCGAGAGCTAACTCTACGCATCGATGTAGGGAATGATGCTCCGGCCGAGATTAATGGGTTCAAAAAATATCTTTCTAACCACGGATGCAAAGTTGTGGGAGAAGGGTCCCTTACCATTTTTGCTCCACTACTTTGTTCGCATTTAACCTTCAAAGACGGTGAAGGATTTTTCTGTAAAGATTACGCGAACAGGCCGCCCACTTGCAGGACTTTTCTATGCGAGAGGGCTAAGGCTGAGAATGTTCCGAGCACTTTAGGAATCAATGTTAATGATTCGGTAAAGAGTAAGGAGGCGACCGGTGGCTAAAATTCTTTTTGTAACTCTTGATTTGGATAAGGCGGTCCCTTTCGCCGGCTCGAAGATGATAAGGGTAGAATGGCTTTTGCCTCATCTTCCCGGGGCGCAGATTTACGATAGGACCCAGAACCCGGAAGATTTTGACGCGATAGTTTATTCAAAATTCGTCTTCAGCGACGAGAGTAAACAACTTCTTGAAAAGTTTAAGCATAAAATCCAAATCCTCGACCTTTGCGACCCGGAACATTTCTTTAGACCGAATGATTTAAAATCAGCCATCGGGCGTTGTCGGTGCATAACGGTATCGAATGATGAACTTAAAATTGAAATAGAAAAATTTTGCGGAAAACCGGTTTATACGATTCAGGACAGAGTTAGACTTGATGATATTAAGGCCACCAGAATCCACGATAATTTAGGAAAACCTAAACTGGTATGGTTCGGCTATGGCGATAATTTTCAATACGTTAATTATTGGAGACCCGAACTTGAGCAGTCGGGATTAGAACTAATCGTCATTAGTGATTATTCGGTAAGTTTCGGAAAATTTGTAAGATGGGATAGAAATACTTTTATGGATGAAATCATAAAAGGCGATATAGTTTTTAATCCAAAGGGTCCGTTCAAGTCTGAGAACAAAACTTATCTCGCGTGGGCTTTGGGGATGCCGGTCGCGAAAAAGCCTTGCGATATAGAAAAATTTCTCGAAGTATACGCGCGGGCGGAAGAAGGAAGGAAGAGGAAGGAAGAGGTTAAGACTCTTCATTCATCTTATTTTTCCGCGTGGGAACTCGATGGAATAATTCAAAAGCATTTAAGGGAGATAAATAATGAAGGTTAATCTCGGATGCGGAATAACTTTGCTTTCTGGCTATACCAACGTTGATATAGTCAATAACGAGCATATTAAGCCTGATTTAGTCGCCGATATCACTAAGTCTTTACCCTTTGATTCGGAATCGCTGGACGAGATTCTTGCCAGCCACGTCGTAGAGCATTTTAGAATTTGGGAAGTAAAAAGAGTTCTCCGCGATTGGTGGAGATGTTTAAAGACCGGAGCGAAGATTATAATTGAATGCCCGGACTTAGACAAGATTTTAGACAATTTCAAAAAATATCCCGATGATGAAGAGATGCATATCTTCGCGCTTTACGGTTGTCCCATGTTCGAGGAGCCTTCAATGGAACATCATTGGGCCTATACTCCGAAAACGCTAGGAAAAATTCTCGCGGATGTTGGTTTTATAAATATTAAACAAGAACCGGCTCAATTTCACGAAGGAGAAAAAAGAGAATTTAGACTTGTGGCCGAGAAAAGGAAAGTATCTGTAATCGATTGGAAGGACAATATGAGTCCGGTATTTACTACCGATGATGTTTGTCCGAGTTTTCTTCAGTTCTTTAAATATTGGGATAAAGTTCACGAAAAATATCCTGAAAGAAAGGTCATTGCATTTACTATCGCTAATTTTGCTCATAAGGAAAACATCGCCGAGTCGAAAGAGTTCCGCGAGTGGTTTGAGGCAAGAAAGGATTGGGTCGAAGTCGCAGTTCATGGATATGACCATCTTTATCCGCCTGAAGCTGAACGTGATGATTTTCCCGAACTTGTTGAAAAATCGTTAGAAATTCTGAAGCCTTTTCTCCCTAAAGAATACGGTTATCGTTCTCCCGGCTTCAAGTTCTCGGTAAGAATCGAGCCTGTCTTGAAGAAGTTGGGCTTTGCGTATGTAGCGTATGCAGAGCACATCAAATTTTTCGATGGTAGGCCTTATATAATCCCAATAAACACGCATTGTGCGGATAAATGGGAAAACCCTATAACCCAAGTATGGAGGAGTTTATGAAAGTTTCAATCATCATGCCCGTGAAGGACAATCTGGACATCACAAAGGTCGCCGTAGATTCGATTGAACGTTATACGAAGGACTATCAGCTCATCATTGTTGATGATGGGTCCGGGATAAAAACTACTCAATTTTTAAAAAGTATTCCCGGAGTGGACTACATAAGAAACGAAGAGTCCGCTGGATGGTGCAGGGCAATCAATCAGGGTCTTAAGGTGGCGAAGTCTGATTTAATCGTATTCGCGAATAACGATGTCGTGGTTACTCCGGGCTGGCTCGAGAAGATGGAGGAAAGAATAAACACCCCTAACGTTAAAATTGGAGTCTTGGGCCCCGTAGCAATCGCGTTGAGGGCTACCAGCATATCGACTTCAACAAGGAAGGCGTCGTCCTTCAGGGGACTGATGTCGTTACGTTCTTTTTTGTCATGGTTAAGAAGGAGCTTGTCGATAAAATCGGTGGGCTTGATGAACGCTTTGGATTAGGCGGACAGGATGATGCCGATTATTGCATCCGCGCGCGTGAAGCCGGTTATCAGGTAGGAATTTGCCGTGATGTATTTATTTATCATTACGGTTCTGCAACGTTTAGGAACGAGTTCGGGAATGATGTACCGAAGTCTTCTGAATACGCTAAATCACGAATTGAACTACTCCGGGATAAACATCGTGATAGATTTGATACCGGAGTAAAGAAGAGAGTAATGGTCTGCATCCCGAATGGCGGGAATATTGTTACGGAATTAGCAACTCTTTTAATCAGGTGGACCCATGATGAAAGATGGATATTGAATATTTATATGCCTAAAGGGATGTTCCCACTTGATAACGCGCGGAACCATTGTGTCCAAAAATTCCTTGAGGGAAATGCAGATTATCTTTTATGGATTGATGATGATATCGTTCCTCCTCCCGATACTATCGAAAGATTTTTAAAAGCGGATAAGGATATTATCGGCGCGGCAGCTTTTGCGATGAAATACGAAAACGAAATGGGATTCCCTTATCCGGTTACTTTAAGATATAACGAGGATAAAAAATATATCGTTTATTACGGCGAGGGGATTGAAAAAGTTGATGCTACGGGCGGAGCTTGCGTCATGTTTAAGCGAAAAGTTTACGAAGCGATTGAACGGCCATACGCTTTTCAATATTATCGAAACGGGACGCTCGCACTTACTTGCGATTTTGACGTGTTTCAAAAGACGGAAAAATTGGGGTTTGAACTTTGGATTGATTTTGGTCTGATATGTGACCATGTAAGAACCGCGAGCCTGAAGAGTATCCAGAATACGCTCGCGCGGGAGATGAAATAGGTGGATTATTTACTCAGCTGTGATGGCGTTTCTGGTAAAATTTATAAGCATTCCGGTTTTTCTAAAACGATAAGTGATTCATTTTCGAGCCCTTCAACGTATCCTCGTGGAATAACGGGTGATGCCGTCAATATTTATAGTTCTGATATAAATTCTGATAAAATTTATAAACATTCTGGATTTTCTGCGACGATAAGTGATTCGTTTTCTTCGCCGAGTAGTTTTCCGATGAGCGTAATATATAATGACGGAAATATATATTCCATCGACGATTCTTCCGGAAAAATCTATAAACACTCCGGGTTTTCTAAAACGATAAGTGATTCATTTAGTACTTCAAGAGCCGCTCCTACCGGGTTAGGTTTTGACGGAACCAACGCCTATGCTTCTGATACCTATTTCGGTGCAGGGAAAATTTGTAAATACTCCGGGTTTTCGGCAACGATAAGTGATTCGTTTAGTTCACCGTCATCTTATCCAATAGGATTGACTTTTTACGGGGATAATCTCTGCAGTTGCGATAATAATGTTGGGAAAATTTATAAGCATTCCGGTTTTTCGAAAACGATAAGCGATTCATTTAGTACTCCCGGGACCAACCCGGCAGGAATAGAGTGGATATCGCCTCCGCCTACGATAAACGTTTATGATTCAGTTAGCGTATCAGAGTTGAGAGACTTAATTCTGAATAATACTCGTGATTTAAGCGTATTCGATTCGGTCGCTTTGAGCGAGTCCGTTGAGTTTGAAGATTTGATTAAGAACATATCGGTAAATGATTCGATAACCATCAACGGGGTTCCAGGTCGGTTCTTGTTCATGACCGACATCTATAATGGTGTCCTATACAAGTTTGATGGATTTTCAGACACTATTCTCGATTCATTTAGCTCTCCCTTGACGGCGCCTTTTGCTATCACATTTATGGGCGATGATATCATTTCCTCTGACGCGCCGTATCCTGAATATGATGGACGTATTTATAAACATTCAGGATTCACTAAAACCATACTGGACAGCTTTAGTTCGCCGAGCGCAGCTCCGACTGGACTGGCGTATGATGGAATAGATTTAATATCAGCCGACCAAACTTTAGGCAAAATTTATAAACATTCAGGATTTTCTGCGACAATAAGTGATAGTTTTTCATCACCATCAGAAGCGACCGGTGGCCTATCCCGATACGGGAATAATCTATTCTCGATGGATTACGCAGTAGGCAAAATTTATAAACATTCAGGATTTTCGGCTACGATAAGTGATAGTTTTTCACTCGAAGGAGTTGAAGGTCTCGCCGTTGACCATGAAGGAAACGTTATCGCCGAGACTTACGTCGATTTAAATGATAAAATCTATAAATATTCAGGGTTCAGTTCTACTATTTCGGATTCATTTTCCTCTCCATATGCCATGTATGGCGGATTATGCTGGCAGACTATACAAGGTTCGGGAGGAGAATCTGTTTCCGGCGAAATAGTGGATGCCGCTTGGGCCATAGATGTTTACGATGCGGTAGCGATTGAAGAAAATAAATCCATAAATACGCTTCTCGAAGATAAAGCATATTCGCGCGGAGCATATCTTGATTCTCTTGTTCCTAGCGATTCCGAGAATCTTACTCATGGATTTACGGTAGAGGAATATGTTACAGTATCGATTGAAGATGAAGATTATGTTTCGCAGGAGTCCAATATTTAAGGGGTTAGGATTATGGCTGGACCAATAATAGATTTGATGGAGTATTCGTCCGATGCTAGCGCACAAGCGGCGTATGTCGCGGATGTTGTTCAGTTTTCTTTAGTAGACAGAACAGCAGGAACAGTTATAAGCAATGCAGGAGGAAGAGGATCCGAGGCATGGGATGGGGTTACTGATGAAGCCTATGCAAGTTCCGCTTACCATACTCTTACGACAACTTTTTACATGGGTAAAGATTGGGGAGAAGGCGTAACAAAAAAGATTGTAGGTTTTAAAGCATACGGCGCAAGTGATGGTGGGTTTGCTATCTTTGGCACTCCAGCAAATCCCGAAATAACCGTGACTCTGCAAGGGTCGACCGATAATTTCAATACTTCAATAGTTGATTTAGGGAGTGTGGGTCCTACTACCGATGCCAATAGCTTGCTGATGCAGAAGATGTCAGGTATCGAGACCTCGACTGCTTACCGGTATCATAGATTAAAAGTAGACGTCGGTAGTGAAACTACGAATGCAAATATCTATATTGCAGAAGTACAATTCTATGAAGATATCCAAGCTATCCTACAATCTTATTCTGAAGATACAATTAAGACTCAAGGAGACTATTCGTTAAAAGGGGTAGCTGCAATAACGGATAGTTTAGATAAAACCCTGACAAGAACACTCGCCACTCCCTTAGATTTATCCGGTATTAACACGCTTAAATTCGATATAAGAGCAGGCAGAACAGGTTCTAACATCAAAGTAGGTTTGCATGATGACAGCGGTATCACTTCAGAAATAACACCAACAGTAGCAGAAGTTGATACTTGGCAAACAGTCTGCTGGGATATCTCAGCAGTAGATAATGCGAATAAAGCTGCTATTGATTCAATTATTATCACAATAGAGAATGCTGATGCAGAAAATATTTTTTATATCGACAATTTTATTGTGTCTGAAATTATTCTGTTGTCGCCTTATGAAGAGATAACTATCCTTGAAGACGTATCGTTTAATTTATTTAATTTAACTATCGATTTATCTATTTATGATTCTATTTCGATTGCGGAAGATATCACTTTAACTCTTTCTCTGATAAATTTATCAATCGATGATTCCATCCTTTTAGTGGAGAACGAAAGCGCGGCGCTGGATGAGCTTAATGCAACAAATTATGAAATTTTATCTATTTCCGAAGACGTCAATCTGTCATTGTCCGTTCTTTACGCGGAGGTCTACGACCTTCTGGCTATTTCCGGAGACGTCAATCTATCATTGTCCGTTCTTTACGCGGAGGTCTACGACCTTCTGGCTATTGTAGAGAATGTTTCTCTTTCGCTCGACCTGTTTAATATAGCGGTGAATGATTCGGCGGTAATCTCTGAAGTGGTGACTAATTATATCACCTCTTCCTATGCCGTATTTTTATTTAAAGATAAAGATAATCTTCCCATAGAAGAAACTGAGCAAATTATTCTGACTTGGATAGGAAAATCCAGCGTAGCCCCCGGCATCTCTCCCGTAACGATGCAGGGCTATAATTATTCTACCCAAGAATGGGACAATCTAACGTCTAATAATGTAGCCGGTGCTAACGTTGATTTTACCTTATCCGCGACCATCTCTTCTTCTCCCGAAAACTACATAAGCCCAGATGGATGGACCGCGATAAGAATCTTTCAATCCGTCGGAGTATTGTCCACAAATTATTGGACTGCCGAATTTACCAGCGCCGTAGTGAATCTATCGGTTTATGAAAATATTTCCGTTGACGAGAACGCCTTAGCTTATCTAATTGAATTATTTATATCGGCGTTTGAAGTCCCCATTGTTTTAGAGGTCCCGATTATCGTATTAACCTCTTTAAACGCTTCTATATACGATGACATCGTGACACTAGAGCAGCCCAACTGCTCCCTCACAGAACTCAATTTATCGGTGATTGATTTATCAAATATTATCGAATATATTTCAACCATTTTAGACGTTCTTTATCCCTCCGTTTATGATTTAATTCAGTTAACTGAAATTTTTAATCATCAGTTAGATTCCTATAATATCGCGGCGATTGAATTAATATCAATCCAAGAAAATATATTGAATAATCTAACTATTCTTAATCTCTCTGAGTATCAAGGATTAGTAGTTGACGAAAATATTTCTACGAATCTTGATGTTCTCAATTTTATAAAATTTGATTCGATAACGCTGACTGAAGAAAAGAGTATTGGTCTCGATTCCCTCAACGGTCTATTTATTGATTCAATATCGCTGGACGAAGTCCTCTCTTTTGAATTCGATTCCTATAATTTAGAAGCTCTAGACAATATTTCTTGCGTCGAAGTCGTTAATATTATCCCTGAAATAAATATCTCAACCGAGGACGATTTAGAGATTCTTGAGTGGATTCTTTTCGGAGGAATAGGGTTCAACGAGATTGATGTTTATGAAAATAATCCTATTAACGAATTTATCTCGATAGGTTTAGATGAATTATTTTTAAATTTATATGAAGAAATATCGTGCGAAGAAAATCTCTCCATTGGCTTGGATGCCTTAAATATATTAAACGTAACGACAATAGTAATACTGGAAAATGCAGAATTCTATCTACCGTCTTCTTTCGATGTTTATGATGCGATAAATTTCTCAGAGTATTTAGAGTTTTCGTTTACTTCATTCAATATAGGGGTCTATGATTCTTCTGCTATCGAAGAATATTTATTACCCCTTTTAAGCGTGTTCGTTCAAGATGTTTTCGATGAAATCCTGACTTCAGAATATTTTACTACATTGATGGGAATGGCGATGCTCGGTATCGATTCAGTATCCATATACGAAGAGATTGATTTATTCGATATTTTTGGCATTATTTCTAATGATTTAATAACAGTTATAGAGAATGTTGATGCTGGCTCGTTTATCGAAAAAATAATCATTGAGAATATTGCCATCGAGGAATATAATGGGATTAGTCCTACCATTGATTTATTCCCTTCAGAAAGCATTTCCTTTTTAGATATTTTATCCGTTTATCTTCCGATACTAATTAGCGTAAATTCTGATATGATAGTATTGGAAGAGGCGGAAACGGAATTATTGTTCTGGGAATTATTCCCGAGGCTCTTTTTGGTCAGTCCGCGGAAAAGAATCTGGGAAGCATCCGGACGAGCAAGAGTGTTTGAAGTGATACCAAGAAAAAGGATATTTACTCGGACGAAAGAATCTTATAGTAAATTAGAAGAGGAGGCTATGATATGAGCTTAAGAATACCGGAAGTCACAAAACATCCTAACGAAAAATTTGCGATAGGATTAAAATATATTCCTCCTGATTTAGACTTGGATGCGGCCGAGTCCATATCGTCCTGCGCGGTAGCCATAAGTCCATCTGTGGCCGGCGGACTTGCTGTAGTCGGAAACGTAGTTATCGATGACGATACTGTTTCGCAGATGGTTAAAGATGGGGTTAACGATGTTGAATATTATGTTACATTTTTAACTACTCTTTCGACTGGTTCTATTTACGAGGATAAAATTCTCGTCAAGATAAGGAATAAATAAGGAGGCGATATGGCTTTTGATAAATATATAACTAAAGACGAGTTGCGGCTCGCGCCACACGATATTCAGGAGTCAGATTGTGACGACAAAGTCCTTGAAATATTCCAACAAATAACTTATGACCTGATAAATAATGTCTGCGGAAAAGACTTCGAGATGGAGGGGTCCGTAGCCGCCGGCCCAATTCCTGCTCTTTATGTTGAAAAGAAACTATCCGGAACCGGGAAGGACACCATCTTTTTACCTAAGAAGTTAATCACTTTAGAGAAAATTAGAATTTACTCTTCATCGACGAATTATGTTGAATATCTTCCCGAAAATTTTGAGGTTAAGAGTAAATTCATTTCGTGGAGTTCATTTGTCCCGGATGTTATCAATCCGGCAAGGTTTCAGGTAGAAAATTTTCCCGAAGGTAGCTATAATATCGGCATTTTTGGAATCTGGGGATATGAAGGATATCCGGAACCGATTAAGTATCTTCAGGGCCGTTTAATCAAGAAGTTAGTCGATGATAAGGCCTTTGCGAACAAGTTCAGCTCTGAAAAAATCGGTGATTATAATTATAGCCTCATCGTTGAAGATGATAAAATTTTCGGTGATGTTGAACTTGATTCCATCGTTAGGCAATACCAAGATGTGATAAAATATGGATATTAAAAGATATTTTACAGATAGGATTACGATTTCTCGGAAGAATAAAGTGAAAGATTCTTTCGGTGGATTCTCTACGACTTGGGATAAGAAGGATTGGGATGTGCCCGCGCGAATTTATAATCCACGCGTAAAGCCCTATACCATAACCCTTGAGGGAGCGTCTTATCTGGTTAACGCGCGACTCATGGTCGACAAGAATCAGGATATTGAAGTCGGAGATAAAGTTGAAGATGATGTCGAAGACGATGTTTACATCGTAGTAGATAAGCAAAAGGTGAAAACGATTAAGGACGTAAACCATATTGAATGCAGTTTAGCGGGGATTGACGAATGAACATAATGATAGAAATATCGGGAATGAAGGAACTGGACGTTAAACTCGAACTCCTGAAGCAGAGAGTCCGTGAACGTGCGGAGATTGCTATGGCTAAAGCCTCGACAATAGTTCAACGTCGAGCGAAGGAAAACATCTCTGGTATGAACGGACATACCCGACACGTTTTGACGGGAAACCTTCGGAGAAATATCAAAGTGAAATCAGGATTCGTTAGCACGTTCGGCCTCGAAGGCGTTATCGGAACCGATGTCCCTTATGCTCCTTACGTCGAATCTTTGCCGGATGGAGGCTATCTTTATCCCGCACTTAAAGAGGTCGGGTTGCAGGCGTTAAATTTCTTCCATAACGCTTTAGTGGCCGCGATTATTTTAAAACCTATGTCCCCATACGCGGGTGAGGATATGGATGAGGCAGGTGGCTCGTGAAATATTTATATAGTGCGATTGCGACCCTTTTAGAAGGTGATGCTCCTTTAAAGGCATTGGCGGGATATACTGTCAAAAAAATGAATATAAGGCGAGCATATCAACCGACCGGTGATTGGAGCAAGCTGATAATTTATTATTTTCAGCCCGGTTTTCCGGTGGAAGATATCACGCCCAAAGTTAGAGAGGTGCCCCTGATTGTCAGGGTATACGATAGGGATGACGACATGAATGTTGATGATATGGCAGAAAGATTAGTTCTTTTGCTTGACGGAGCAAATCTGTCGGTAGCGGGAAAAGTTTATTGTTATGACTGCTCATTTTCCGGGGAACTTATTCCCGTGAATATGAACGAAGAGCTGAAAAGTTTTGAGAAGGTCATAAGATTTACAATTCGCGCGAGACAGATAGAAGTAGTGGGAACCACATCTCCGGCGAATAGACAAAGGGAATCTTAAAAAGGAGGATGGTATGGCAGATTATAGTTCGGTTAATGTAATCATCGGTGTGGGTTCGTTGAATGTTGATGGAACGAGCGTGGGTTACACTGCAGGCGGAGTTTCCATCACGCAAAAGGCAGATAGGATGGACAAAGAAGTCGACCAGAGTTACGCACCCGTAGGGATTCACAAGGTGAAAGAAAGTTTCGAGCTAAAGACCAGCTTAGCCGAAGCTACGCTTGCGAATCTGAAGCTGGTATGGGAACAGCTCGAATCCGTTAGCGAAGCAAGTCCGACCCGGACCCTTTCTTGGGGCATGAATCCGGACTGCGTGGAGCATACTCTTGTATTCAAGGGTAAATCTCCGGAAGGTTATGACCGCACCTTCACGGTTTTAAAAGCGGTGGTATGGGATGCAGGCGAAGTTAATCATCAGAAAGATAAAGTGACGGTAATTCCCGTTACGTTTAGAATTCTTCCTGATGTTACTAAGGCTGCGGGAAAAGAATACGGAAGCATCGTTGACACAATGGCCTAATTAGGCTGTAAAACAATAGGGGGTTGAGCTATGTCACCTGATAAAAGTTTCTCGGTCAAAGAGTATCGCGATTTGGTGGGGAAGGTAAGGACCGTTACTGTTCCTTCCGGCGCGAAGTTTGAGGTCAAAAGATTATCCGTTTTGGACTACATCAAAGAAGGAATCGAAGATATCCCGAATGATTTCTTGAGCTTCGTTTCCGAATTGGTGGGAGGACAACTTCAGGTCGATACGGAAGAGAGGCGGAAAAATCTTGAACTCTTTGAAAAATATATAAAGATAACAGTTGAAAAAGGCATAGTTCAGCCCCCGGTTGTTTTAAAATACGACAAGGACAAAGTAGATACTCATCTGATTTATTCGGAGATGACTCCTGACGACCAGAAGTATTTAATTGATGCGGTGGCAGGAAGGGTTTAATGAATGTTAAACCTTTCTTTGATAACCGGGATTTTGTAGTCCTTGTCGATAAGATGGCGAAACGATATGGAAAAACTCCATATGAAGTAGTCGCCGAGATGACGATTGAGGAATTTAGGTTTAATACGGCTGTTCTTTACGTCGCGTTGATGGAAGAAAGGAAGAATGCAGATAAGGACCCGGATAATCCTGATGGTGGACAGAATCTTCCGTTATCGTCTTTCGGGATAGACCGGACCGTAGTCAAGAAGGAGAAATAATGGGCTTTGAATTTGCGGCATTAGCGGTTAAAATTGGGGCGGATATAAGGGACTTGGAGAAGGGTCTGGCGACCGCTTCGGGTGATTTAAAACGCTTCAGTAAAGACAATTCAGAAGTCATCAAGACTTTTGGAGCTCAATTTCTCGCGACCGGAATCGCCATCACCGGAACGCTCGCTATGATGGTGAAGTCCACTACTGCATATTCAGACCAGATATTTATCGCTCATCAAAGAACCGGTATAGCCACAGAAACCTTAAGCTCACTTAAGTATGTCGCAGAGCAAACTGAATCTTCATTCGAGGACTTAACGATAGGCTTAAAATCCTTGGGCCGCAATATGGCAGAAGCGAGTCAAGGAAATGCTGCTCTCATTCTTTCGTTCAGGACTCTTGGGACTTCTTTCAAGGACGCGGAGGGAAATATTAAGCCGGTTGATAGGATGCTTTTGGACATGGCCGATAAATTTGCCCGCATGGAGGATGGAGCAGAAAAAACCTCTTTGGCGATTCAGATTTTTGGACGTTCGGGGACATCGATGATTCCGATGCTTAATCTTGGCTCTAAAGGGATAAAAGAATTACTCGATGAGTCTGAAAAACTTGGAAGAAATTTAAAAGAAAAAGATGCCGTTGCATTTGATAATTTTACCGATACCGTAAACAAATTGAAAACTTCAGTTGGCGGATTATTTCAGACTCTTGTTATCCAATTTCTTCCGGGACTTACTTCACTCGCGAACTCTATATCAATGACGATAAATGGATTCAGAACTTGGGCCGAAGCCAATCCGACCTTATCTAAGGGGATTTTAACTGTCACAGGGGTAGTGGGGGGACTTACGACGGCTATTGGAACATTACTTCTCGTCTTAGGTCCGCTTGCTGTTTCCTTTAATGCGCTTGTTACCGCAGGAATAATAACTAAACTTGTAGCTGGAGTTCAACTTTTGACTGCGGGGTTTATAGGGCTCGCTGGAGCCATAGGATTGGTTCCTTTCACGCTCTTGGCTGTTGGGATAGCATCTATTATAAAAAGTACAACACAATGGATATCCCTTCTTGGGCAATTACGCGAAGCGCAAGATGCTGCTAATGCCGCAATGAAAACTCTGGACGAGTCTTTCAGTAAATGGAATAATTTAGCCGAAAAGGCAAGAGGGGCGTGGAATAATCTTACAGAAGCTGAACAAGCGCAGATAACAAGGCTTGAATATTTAATTAAAGTTTATGATGACTATCTCAAGCAGGGAGCAAAAGATATCAATGTAAAGAAAGACTTGCAAAAAGCTATCGAAAATCAAGGTATAGCAATCGGGAAAATCATCCAAGCTCATAAAGATGAAATTAAAGCAAAAGATGATGATATCGCTAAGTCAATAGAATATGAAAAAACATTAAGCGGAATTCAATCACAGATTAACGAATTGACTTTAAGCGATACAGCCTTAAAAAAGGCGCAGCATGAAGAAAAATTGAAGATGATGAGAGCAGAAATTGAATCCACAAAGATGGTCGCGGATGAGAGAATAGCATTACTGAAAAAGGTCGATGAATATGAGGAAGCGTATAACGCGAGTACCAAAGCTGGGGGAGGAGCGCTCGACGACTGGAACGCACGAGTAGAAGGATTGGGAGAAGGTTTCCTCAAGATTGAAGGCGATGCAACCGCTGTTTTCGGAAATATGAGCAGTATCTTTACCGACACAGCTCTTACTTTCCGTTCATCTTTGGGCAGTGTTTTGGGCGATGCATTTACGGGAAAGCTCAAAAGCGCGGGAGAATATTTTAAATCTTTTTGTCAATCGATGGCTCAAAATTTCGCAAGCATGATAGCTAACATGGTATCACAATATCTATGGGGAAAAGCCGTTGGTTTAGCTTTAAACTTTTTAGGCTCCACTGGCGGAAGCACGGCGTCAAGCGTCGGCTCGACACAAGGGCTCACAGTTCTCGGGACCTCAACATCAACCGCGAATACGAGTTTAGCTGGTCAGGCAGCGTCCTCGATGGGCTCCGCTTCATCCTCCGGGCTGGCCGGGTCTGCTTCATCGTCTATTATACGGTCGTCCGCTGATGGAATGTGGAACGTGCCGCAGACAGGAATCTATCAACTTCATCAAGGCGAAGAAGTAACCCCTAAATACCAAAAAGAAGAAGGAATAACAGTTATTACCATTATTGATGAAAAGTTAATTCCCGCGATTATGGCTAAATATCCGAGTGCCATCATCAATGCGGTTAATGAGAATATCGTTGCGCAAGGTTCAGTCAAGAAGACTATTCAAAAGGAGATAAAATGAGCGATTCTCTTTTTAATTTTACGAGAAATTATCCTTTCGATGAAGAAACTAAATTTAACGTTGTGATTTCAACTTCTGAAAACTGGTCCGAGCAAAGGCGCTTAAAATCGGCTTCTCCTCGAAAGAATTTTACGGTAAATTTTTATCCAGCGACGAAGACCGAGGTTGACGCCATCAAGGCATTTTTCGTAGCGCGAAGTGGACCGTATGAAGATTTTAAGTTCGACAATCCGCTCGACAATTTAAGATATAGCGTTCGCTTCGTTGATGATTCGATAAAGGTTTCGCGGGTAGCCTATAATACTTATAAAGTAAGTCTTCAGTTGCAGACCTTAAATGCGATTACGACTCTTTCTCTTTTCGTCTATGGAGGGATTACTGTTACTGAATCCGTAACTGGACAGGTGGCGTAATGAGTCCTTCAGCGAATTTTATTAAAAAGAAGAACGAGGCTAAAAACCAGCCTATTTTTCTTTATAAAATTTGGAACGTCCATCAAGATGGAGAGGGTCATTGGCGTGATTTATATTTTACTCTTAATGACGATAATTTTATTTTTCAGAATCAACTTTATGAATCGTTCCCTTTGGGGCATGACTCAATCGGTACATCAACGACCGGGCAAATCAACTCGGTAAAATTAACTCTATCAAATGTTTCTCGTCTTATTCAATCGTATCTTGAACTTTATGATTTACGGACTAAACGACTTGATATAATAACCGTATTCCGCGACCTTGATGAAGCGGATGCATATTTAATCGATACCTTTTATATCGATAATTATACTGCGGGAGAAGCTGATGCTGTTTTTTCTATAACAACGCGCTTCGCGGCAACTAACTTTAAATTGCCGGGAAGAAAATATGACCGGAATCGATGCGCGTGGAAAATTTTAGGTAACGGTGATTGTCAATACGCCGGTGGTGAAACGGTTTGCGATAAAACCCTGACGAGATGTAGGGTGCTCTTAAACAGCGCGAGATACGGCGGTATGCCTTCCGTTCCCGCGCGAGGAATTTTTACAACATGATAACCGAAAAAGAAATAAGACAAGAATTTTTGGGTATACCTTTCGTTCATGGCGGAAGGACCATCGAAGGTCTTGATTGTTGGGGCCTTCCCATCCTTATTTATCGTAAAATAAATATCATTCTTCTTGACCTCGAAAATTATGAATTTAATTGGGGTAAAAGCGGGAAGAATTATTTTCTCGAAAATTATCACAAGGAATGGGATGAGGTTAAAGATTTAAAATTCCTTGATGTGATTTTGTTCCGTAGAAAGCAGAACGAGGAGTCATCCGAAGTCGTAGTTGACCATGCTGGAATATATTTAAGTAAGCATCGCTTTATTCATTGTTGCACGGCAGGAGTGGTAATCGGAAATTTAAGGGATAAAGTTTGGGATGAAAAAGTAGAAGGGTATTTTAGGAATAAATTATTATGGCAGTAATCACTAAAAAATTATCGAAAGCAAAGAATACTTTAGAATTGAGATATATCCCTAATGTCCTCAAAGAAGAAGGGCGAATATCTTTTCGCTTGCGTCATATAGCGGGAAAGACTATAAGCCAATACATTGAAAATACTGGACTTAAGTTCGATATACTTAAGAGCAAAGTCATCATTTCCGGGAAGAAGATTGATGATTTGAAATTTATCCCTAAAAATTCCGACCAAATAATTATCACGAATGACATTAAGTTTCAAGCTGCTTTAGGAGCTATTTACGGAGCTGGAAGTTTTTGGGCATCAGTAGGGATGTGGGCTGATGTCGTTATTGCTGTGGCCTCTCTGGGCTACGGTATTTATGGAATGTTTAATACTCCACGAGCTCCTTCCTACGGAACGATAACCGATAGCGGAGGAATAGATTCAGTAAGCCCTACCTACGGTTGGAAAGGAATAAAAACGACGATGGATGTCGGCGTTCCCGTAGCGATTTGTTACGGTGAGCATCTACTTGGCGGTAATGTTTTGAGTTCATGGATAAGAACTGATGGAGATAAAAATTATCTTAACGTTCTTCTCGGATTATGCGAGGGAGAAATAGAAGCCATTGCCGAAGGAGTTGGAGAACTTCTCATCAACGATAATCCTTCGGAAAATTTTAGCGGAATAACTTTATCACGGCGATACGGAACGGTTAATCAATCAATCATTCCTAACTTTGAAGATTTGCATAATATGCATATCGTAGATGTTACCCTTACTAAAAATAATCCTCATGTTTATACGACCATTGACAGCGATGTCGAGGGGTTCTCGCTATATCTTCAAAGTAATGGAGGCATTTATCAGCAGGATTCCGATACCGGAGCCGCTACGTCTTGGACGATAACTTATAAAGTCGAATATAAACTTCATACCGATGTCGCGTGGACTGATTTAGGGTCAACTGATATCGTGGAAAAATCAAAGAGCACGGTAAGAAGGATTTATCGCAAAGTAGGTCTTACTCCCGGACAATACGATATTCGTGTAACCAGAACTTCAGACGACTCTTCGCTCGACCCCGTGAAGCAGGGCGATTTAGTCTGGGAAGAAGTCGACGAGATAAAGACTGATGATTTTATTTATCCGCATATCGCGCTCTTGGCCATCGAGGCCTTAGCATCGGAACAATTAGAAGGGTCGATGCCTAACTTCGGAGTAATCGTTAAGGGAAAGAAAATAAGCATTCCTAAGGTAATGTATTCTGGGGTTGAAGTTGATTGGATTGATTATTATTGGGACCCTGATGATGAGGTCTATCGTCGATTTATTGATGGCGGAGAATGTTCATGGGATGGCGAAACTTATGTTGAACGCTGGTGCGCGAATCCGGTATGGTGCTTGCTCGATTTATTAACGAATACCCGATACGGTTTAGGCGAATATATCGTTACCGATTTAATCGACATGGGACAGATGATTGAGCAATCGCAATATTGCGAAGAGAAAGTTCCTGATGGCGATGGTGGATATGAGAAAAGATTCCGGCTCGATATAGTCATCGATGGAGCCGCGGATGCGCCCACAATAATATCTCAAATCTGTGCAGCAATGCGCGGACTACCGCCTTATCCATCAGGCTTAATCAAGTTCAGGATAGACAGACCAGAAGAGCCAGTACAGCTTTTTACAATGGGGAACATAGTCGAGCATTCCTTTAGTCAGAGCTGGAAGTCGATGACTGAAACCCCTAATGTGGTTGACGTTCAATTTCTCGATAAGGATAAAAACTATGCGCAAGATTATGCTACTTACGAAGATTCTACTTCGTTAGCGGCCGGGGACCCTACTTTGAATAAAACCGTTAAGGTTTTTACCACGAGTCGGTCACAGGCTTGCCGTGAAGCGCGATATGCACAAAAAGTAGCTAAATATGTAACTCGAACGGTATCGTTTAAGGCCTTTATCGACGCTATCGTATGTACTCCCGGCGAAGTAATATCAATAAGCCATGATGTTCCGCAATGGGGCTATTCCGGTCGCGCGATACAAAACGGAACCCTTGACAGAATATTCTTGGATAGAGATGTCCAAGTTCAGGCATCTAAATCATATATCGTTCGGGTCCAGTTCGAGGACGATACTATTGAAGAAAGATACGTTGCGAATCCGGCCGGGACTTATAACTATATTGATGTGACCGTTCCTTTTTCGCAAATTCCTAAAGAGTATAATAAATATTCTTTTGGATTATCGACCGCGTATAAAAAAGATTTCAGAATAATTTCAATGAAGAGAGATAAGAGCAATGAAGTCGAAATCTCTTGCTCAGAATATGACGCTCGTTGCTATGACGATTCTGATGTAGAGTTAGGGTCGAATAATTATTCAATGCTTGATTTTAGCATCCCTCCGGTCGAAGACTTAGCCCTGACGGAAGAACCGGTAACCCTTCCTGATGGAACCGTGGAGAGCGCGATAAGTGTTTGGTTTAGACGGCCCGATATCACCGATTATAACGTCCAGAAATTCGACCGGGCCCGAATCTGGCTTTCGGATAATGGAGGATTGAGCTATAAAAGGATAGTTGACACGACTGCGGATAATTACCAGATTAAGGGTGGTTTATCATACGGAATTGAATATACTGTACTCGTTTCTTCGGTATCGGCTGGCGGGCAAGAACTGGGAAGGCTCTCTTGCCCTACTGAAACGATAACCTTAGTCGGGAAGGCTACTCCTCCGGCGAATGTGGCTGGTTTTGCTTATGCTTTTGATGCAGAGCTCGTTTTCACGTGGAATAAAAGCACCGAAAAGGACCTCGCGGGCTACGAAATACGCACGGAAGACGCTAATTGGGGTGTGCAATCAAGCAAAATGGTGTATAGGGGCCTCGCAAACACCTTCACCATAGTTAGACCCTCTACCCGTACTCCCGGGACGTTCTACATCAAAGCGTTCGATACTACGGGCAATTATTCGACCACTGCCGCTTCGGTAGCACCCTCTAACGATGCTCCGGCCGCACCTACGCTATCGTCTACCGTCTGGTTCGGGATGGCTACCCTTGATTGGGCTGACTCCACGGAGCCTGACCTTAAATATTATGAGGTCTGGAAGTCAGAGACCGGGGCTTGGGCCGGAGAGGAAACGCTTTATAAAAAAGTATCAGGGTCGCAAGCGAATTTGATGGGAAAGGTTTCGGTAAACGCTACTGCCGGAAGTCCTGATGCGACGAGCATTACCGACGCAAGCCTAATTGGAGCCGGGGTAAATGAATATGTTGGAGATTATTTAAGACAAACTTCCGGAACTTATAAAGACCAAGTAGCGATTGTTACCGGGTTCGATAACGATACCGGAAAGTTGACGGTGGCGAGCTGGCCGAGCGGGACCCCGACCGCTGGCGATTCTTTCGTGATAACTGACCGCGCCTTCTTCAAGGTTTGCGGAGTTGATTCTTATGGTAGCGGAACTTTATCGGCATCGAAGGCAATTAGTTTTGACCCTCTATCGGAATTTCTTCTGGAAGATGGCTCAGTTACTACCGATAAATTAGCCGACGAAGCCGTGACGGCCGATAAACTTTATTCAGGCGAGATTATAACTTTATCGGCGCAGATAAAGGACGCGATAATTACATCTGCCAAAATTTATAGCCTCGAAGCGGAAAAAATTGTCGCGGGAATACTCACAGGATTTACCATAAGAACCTCTGACGCATATCCAAGAGTTGAGCTATCAGGTGACTCTTTAAAAATTTATGATGCTGGCGGGAACTTAGTGGTTATTCTGGGAGATATTTCGTAATGGCAAAACCTTTTTATTTTTTATCTTGCGATGCGGTCAACGCGAAAGTCTACAGACACGATGGCTTCTCTGCCGAGATTCTGTGGACGGCAAATTCGGCGCCCGTTGAATATGGTCTTGCCTATTATTATACAGGCATAATATTGGGTCGTGACAATAAATTTTATAGATATTCATGTGATGCGGCTGGAATCCCTTATACATTTCTTGATTCTTTTAGTTCTCCATCGACCAATCTTACCGATGTAGCGTGGTACGAAAGCAATGCGTACTCTAACGATGCAGATAGTGGAAAAATTTATAAACACTTAGGATTTACTGCTACTATATCAGATAGTTTTAGCCATCCTGCGGCTGAACCAACGGGACTCGAAATAGACAATAATGTCTATTCTGGAGCATGGGACTCAGAAAAAATCTATAAACATTCCGGATTTTCGGCTACGATAAGTGATTCATTTTCTTCGCCATCTAACGGACTGATGGGCGTTGGTTTTGACGGAAATAATATTTATAGTTGTGATTATTATTCAGTCAAAGTCTATAAACATTCAGGATTCTCTTCAACGATAAGTGAAAGTATTTCAGTCCCTAACGCTCCGTGGGGCGTATGCGCTTACTATGCTCCTGATAGAAATCCTTCGGTCAATAATTCAATAACCATAACGGAAAATATTTCTCTTCTTCGTTCTCCGAGCGTTGACGTTTCTGACCAAATATCTTCTCTTGATTTTTTTCTTACTGATTCACTTTTCTTCCTTCTTGCCATAGAAAACATCGATATTCAAGACGTTCAAGACGTGAGCGTTCCGCAAATCAATGTGTCTGAATCAATCTCGATTGCGGAAGTGATTATTTGGTCTGGCCTGATTACCATTACCCATTTAGTCATGGCTCAAGAATTTATTTATTGCGAGGAACGAAAGCAAGATGTAAGAAGAACGCTTCTTGATGTGAAGGATGTCATTTTTGTTGATGAAGTCGTAACTATGGATAGAAAACAATATGGACTTAAAATATTCAACCCGCGAGATTCAAGCATCTATTCACTCGTCACGCCTGAAGTTTCTACCATCATAAGCGCCGGAAGAATTACCATGCCTGATTCGCTTAACGGAGATGGAACTTATGGGATTGATATTCCTCTCCCTGATTTAGGGGATGTCCCTAAAGAAAATATTGGAGTTATGATTTTCCCGGTCGAGTTCACTTTTGCGATAACGAACATTCTAATAAATCTTGACCCTTATTTTCAGAATGTTCCTTATATGTCGTCAGCCGAAAATTATTACGAACACAGCAAGGCAAATGGTCAGATGTCGGCTTGGGCCGCCGGCAATCTAACTGATGGAAATCCTAACACTTTTGACCATGTTGCGGGAATGTTCCCGGTATCATTCTGGGACATAATGGGCGGAACAACATTCACTAAAGTCAGGCTATTTTCTGCGATGTGCTATTTATGCTATGATACGAGCGCGAGTGCATTTAAGAAAGTTTTTTCGATAGGGAACAAAGGCGTATCGGTGATAGATTACGCGATAATTTTGAAGAGGTTTAATCCGCAGCCGAAATATATTGAAATTGGTTGTGATAATTTAACTGTTTTAGAAAATATAGGATTATCAATCGTATGAGCGTAGTAAACCTTCTTCTTGATGCAGATTTTGAGAAATATAAAGGTGTAGGAACATCTGATTGGATGGGTTCTGTGGATGTTCCTAATGTCCTTTCTTATACTCAAGGAAATACATTCGCATATACGCGCGATACTTGCCTCGTATTAACCAAAACGGCCGCGGGAAATTGTATAGCCTACCAGACTATAAACATGGGCTATAATGTAGTGGGTCAGACTTTCAAAGTAGGCGCATGGGTTAAAATGGTGGTCTGCGGAGTAGGAGGCGGAGCGCAATTATCAGTATTTTGGCTGGATGCGGCCGGAGCTCAAATAGGAGCCGAAGTCGTTGTCGATACCATCACCGGAGTTCAGTCTTATTCCCTTCGCTATAACAACGCGATAGTCGCGCCTGCCGGAGCTTATCAGATTAAATTTCAATTTAAGCTCACAGGAGGCGCGGTGAATGTTGCAGCTTATCTTGATTCTTGTTACGTCTTTAACGACAAAGACTTTGGTCTGAAAGTCGGCGATGGAATAAATAATTCTTTTCTCATCCCTGATGTCGCGACGATTCTTGCTACCGGGACCGTTTCCCTTCCTGAAGATTTAAACACCGATTCATCTTATGGAACTGAGATTGATTTGCCGCTTCTTGCCGATGTTCCGGCAGAAAATATCGGCGTAATTTGTCAAGTAAGGGATTTTGATTGGGCGGCCCGTTTGAACGTTCTCGCCTTCGATAGCGGGAATAAATTTTGGGGTTGTTTTTTCGGCGATAGTGATACCACTCATTACGAGAAGGATAAGGCGGGATTATTGAGCGCGTTCGTTCCGGGCGCGTGTACTCCCGGAGATATAAACACATGGAATGCTCTTCTTAGCGTAGGATTGGTCGCGGGATGGGATAAAAAAGCTATCGAAACTTCTAAAGTTTTACTCTTCGCGTCAACCTTTTATCATCTTCTTAAAACATTTTCAGGGACGCCAGCAGTCACTTCGCTTTACGCGCGAGATTATCAAGTCAATGTATCTAATAAAATCGGATATTTAATGTCTGATAAAGAAGTAAGCGATTCGGCAATCGGAGCCGCTTATCAGATTGATGGACAATATTCCGCCGGATGGCCGGCGGAAGGAACTTCTTACGGACCCAATACAGCTGTCGATGTTTACGTTGTCCATAACGATGGAAGTGAAGAACTCTTGGGGTCGAATGTCGCTATGGTAGATTTAGGTGAAACTTATCTTCGTGAAACCTTAAAGGCTCAATCATATTCAGCTACTTGGAATTGCCCAGCTAAGGCACTCACGAATGGAGACGCGCTTAAATTCGTTTTAAGGCTTTCCGGAAAATGGTTCGGCAGTTATAACGGATATGCTTTCATTCAAGATTTCAGTACCGAGATAGTATTTATGACGGAGCAATTAAGCTGGGTTCAATTAAACGCTTCAACGTGGACGATAACTCGATATATCTGGTATGAAAGCTGGTGGTATGAAGCATATAATCGCAAGGCTTGTCAAACACGAATTTATTGGGGAACGCTATCGCGAGAATTTAAAATTGAAGGAATAAATTATACTCCGGTTAGTGGGACCACCAAGAACGTTCACAGCATAGGAAGTAAAGGGGTAAGCGAAGTTGACTATATGATTTATCTTAAAAATTATCAAGGAGCCCACTAATGCCTTACGGCCTTAAAATAGCTGATGCCATTGGAAACGTAGTTCAACTTACGTCTGATGTAGCCAATATCGTTGACGGCGGAACTACTTACATGCCGAGCACACTCTGGCCTGATGGAACTTATGGCGCACACGTTAAACTTCCCGGGCTGTCAAACTTCAGGGAAGAAGATGTTGGGGTCATGCTTAATCCCAAAGATTGGGGCATCGCAATATCAATAACAGCTATTGCCGCCGGACTGAGCCCGGAACAATGGGGATTCTTTAAAAATCTACATGAGGAAGTAAGTCATTATACTTATGATATAGCCAATGGAGAGCTCACGCCCTTTGCCGCGAGCTATGACGATACCATTTTTAATCAACACGGAATAGCATTCTGGAATAAACTCGGACAGACAGAATTTAATATGGTCACCTTACTTTGCGCGAGCGTTGGCTATATTTTCGATTATTCTGCGGGAGTCTATAAAAAGGTTTTTATGATTCCTACTTATTGTCCGTCAGTTGATTTTGCAATTTTCGTAAAAAATTTGAGGTAATTATGCTTATAGGTTATGACAAAGAAGGCGAAATTAAATTTATTTTTACTGATGAGAAATATCTCGACAAAGTTTATCCGCGGAATACCGCTAAAGTGAGTGATTTTTGGAAGCATGAACATGGGTTAAAAGAATTATCTATCCCCATTGCGGGATGGCCGGATTGGGATAATTACCGGAATTATAAAGTAGTTGATGGGCGACTCGTTCTTAAGGACGAAAAGGAGAAAGAGAAAACAATGATAGAGAATAAAAATAAAATATCTAAGCAAGGACTGTTCGTCAAGAAGCTTGAAGTGGTCGGAAGGGTTAATATTAAATAACATCTGGGAAAGGAGGTCTGTATGGACGGGATTGATAAAGCACCGGGATTGATGGACTGGATTATAGGTGGCGGTTTTCTTACCCTTGTAGGGTTCGCGATTGCGACCTATGTTAAAGTAGGTAAAATCAAAGATGAGATTTTCGTTTCAATGAAAGAGATGAAGAAGGATACTGATGCCGCAATCGAAAAAGTAAAAGGCGAAGCGGAAGCGGCCATCGAAAAGTTAAGGACCGAAGCTGATACTAAGGTCTCAAGAGTTTACGAGCGATTGGACGAAACCAAGACCAAAGCCGATAATACGTTCGCGCGTAAAGATTTTTGTCAAACTCTTCACTCCCAGATAAATGAGTCTTTAAGTTCGATAAGAGAAAAGGTTGAATCGATTCCGGTAATCAGGCAGTCTGTGATGACTCTTCTAAGGAAGGCTGGCTTGATGGATAAGATTGATTCTTGACGAATGACCGAGATATGTTATATTAGAAGTGGCATTAAACAGGAGGCGTTTTATGAAGTTAGGAAAAATTCTGAAGTATTCGGGGATTACGGCCGGAGCCATTACTGCATTAACGCTTGTTTCTTTGCACCCGATTCATATCGCAATATTAGGCGTGAGCGCGGTAGTATATTTTGCGGGAAAATCGCTGGATAAGAAATAGTCCGAAGTCGCGTCCTAAATGGACGCGTGGATTGAAACAAACCGGGAGGTGGATATGCAAAGCAGAAAGGGCGTTGTTTCTGCGGTAGTTCTTCTTTATGTTGTGCTCGCGTTCTTTGGCGGAGCTGTACTTTGGAAGCCCGTATCAAATATTTTACCCTTCGGGAACAACGGAACGAAGACCGCGAAATCAATCATTAAGAAGACTGAAAGTAAGCCAGTCCTTTATTACACTGATGATAAAGGAAACCAGCACGTTGCGAATTGGCTCAAGACCGAAGAATCAAATGTCGCCACGTCCGAAGAGCCTAAACTTACCCTATGGCAGAAAATCAAAAATCTTGGAGTATTGGGAATCATTCTCTGCGTCTTGGGAGTAATGTTCCCGGGAGTAGGAACCATCCTCATCTTCGTTTGGAGAAAAGTTACCGGAGCGTTGCATTCAGCCATTGATTTAGCCAATGAAAGAATCAAGGAAGTCGAATCAAAACATTCTGACCTGACGGAAGATGCACGGATGATTGTAGTGAGCGTAGATGAAGGCTTAAATCAATTTGATATAGCCATCGAATCGGCTAAGTCCCAAATCAGCGCATCCCAGAATATCATAAATTCTGCCTCGAATATCGCGGACCCGGTCGCAAGGGAATCTACCATTACAGCCGCGCGGGAGGCTTTAGCCCATTCTCAGGCGATTTTTAATACGGTCTTTCAATTAAAGAAAGATTTTTTATCAGCTATGTCGAGAAAGCAGGACGCTTCGACGAAACTTTTAGTCGCTAATCTTTTACTGAAAGACACGACAAATTCAAGCGAGGTTTAAATGGAACAAATACCACTCTTAAAAGATGATTACGAGACGCCAATAATTTTCACGACCAAGACAAGAGGGAAGATAATTCCCTTAGTAGGGTCCCGCGTGATATTTGAATTCATATCTAAGGCCACGAATCAGAAAATTGGTGGTGGCGATTGCGAAATAGTTGACGCCGGTTTAGGTCAGGTGAGGTACACGTTTAAGGCCCCAGAGCTCGCTCATCCGGGTGACTATCAAGGCCGCGTTACCATAGATTTATCACAGGGCGCAAAACGCGAAGGACTTGCTCTTGAGTTCGTCGTCATCAATCGTCCTTAGTTTTGACTTGCTTGCGTAACCGATAGGAAGACGGAACATCCCGCTCTAAGCGAGCAAGCTCAAATAATCTTTTGACATCGTTCTCTAATATGTTATATTATGTTATAACATAGAAGGAGGCTAAGATGAAGAGATTGATAATGGTCGTAATGATGTTCCTATATATAGGAGAGGCAAAAGCCGAACCTTATATAAACATCCAGAGGATTATCCAAATAGAATCTTCTGGAAACCCTCACGCGATTTCCCGAGACGGATTCAACTCCATAGGACTAATGCAAATCTCACCTTGCGTTCTCCAAGATTATAATCGAATTCATAAAACAAACCTTAAATCAAGACATCTTTTCTCGCCGGAGACCAACATCAAGGTCGGAAACTGGTACATCAATAAGCATATTCCCAAAATGCTTAAGTATTACAAAAAAGAGGACACGGAACGAAATAGAATAATAGCTTATAACGCTGGAATTAAAAACGCCGTTAAAGGCCGCACACCTAAAATCACAAAACAATATCTCATAAAATACTTTTCCTCTCTAAAAACCCATAAGAAATCTCGCTAATTCTCGCCTTAAATATTCTTAAAATATATGTTGACATTCTTGTTATAATGTGTTATATTGTATTATAGATAGGGGAAGATAAAGATAACCGATAAACAAAGGAGGCTCAAATGGACGAGAAAGAGATGATAAAGAAAGTGAAACTCGAAAGTAAAATCTCCGACATCTTACTGGAATTTTTGGAGGCCGCTAAAGAGGATTTAACAACCAGCGACCTACAAGGAATCGCGATGGCGAAGGCGATGGATATAATCAGAATAATAAAGGAGGCATAAATGGCACACTGGGATTCACAAAGAATCGGACGCGCTAAAGACCGGGTCCTGACTACCTCGGATGGTGAACGTGAATACGGAAAACTTTTAGAGAAGGTTCGCAAGGATTCTCTTACGATGAAGCCCGGGCAGCTCGCGAATAAATATCCCCACATACTAATCGTAAACGCCTTAAAAGGGCAGGAGGTGACCAATGTTTAAAGTCGAAATCACCACAGATAGCGGAATCAAGGTTACGGGATGGATAAGGAGCGACCGAGGGACTAGAATGAGCTTAGCTGATTTTATCCGCGAGAAAGCAAAGGGTTTAAACGGATTTATATATTCAAGTAAGCCCTTCTCTTGCGGACTTGAAGAGGCATTAATTCACTTTCACAAGTATGAGGCTCCGAAAAAATACGAAGAAATAAGAACTGAGAAAAGTGTTGAAATAATAATCAAAGCCTTAAAAGGCTCAAGAAAACGCAAACCCTATAAAATATTACTATGGGTTGCATAGGAGCTTAAATGAAGACAGAAAAAATCGTAAAAGAATTACCAACCGTTGAAGGAAAGATAATCGAGGTTTGCGTAAGATATCAGCTCGGAGGAATGAACTACTTTACCGGCGCGGTTGAACAGCGTGGCTACTTCATCGGAGTCACGCCTTTTACCCATGAAGGCAACATGAAAAGTTTCTCGATGTTCTCTGGGAACAAGTCCCTTTTGATGGCCGCCAACCGGTTCAGCCAAAGGATTCTCGAAAAATTGGATGCTCCGGAAAGCGAGGTTGAACGGTTACTGAATAAAGTTCTCGCGCGTAATAATCTCCACTTGAAATAATTGGGGATAGTGACCAATAATTACTGATGATAGCTATAACAAGATAGAACACAAAACTAAGGAGGCAAAGATGAAGATAAAAGAGATAGAGAAAAGATGCGGAATCAGTTTTCTTAACGACATCCGTCAACGGTTGGGAGCGGATGAAAATGATGATTCACAAGATGAAGAGATTGAGACCAAGAGCGAAGAAGAACTTGTCGAATTATATTCAGGTTGGAACTTAGGAGATAACGCTTGGGGCGAAGACTTCGTAGAACAGTTTAAAAATTTAAAAGGGATAAAATGAGAAAAATTAAGATAAAAGTCTTAAACCCAACCGTTCCCGAGGCTAAGAAATTAACTAAAGAGGATGTTTGGGGAACATGGGACCCGGTCGCCAATAAACGGACATCTGAAGGCATGATAGTCGCGAGATTCGAGAGTAAATGCTCTATATTTGACGACATCATTCCCTATAAGTCCGTGACCGTAGTAGGTCCCGCGATTCAGAAGGAAGAGATTATCTACTGGCTCGAATATGTCCACGGCGGTAATTCAGTTTCAAGGATGAGGCATTTACCGGGCGGTAAAATAGCCATCAGAAGTGATTATCAGGCATGGTAAAGGAGAATTATGGAACAATTAAACATCTCTAAAGAGCGATACAGAATCATCGATTCAGTGATTAAGAATGTAGGACGAAATGGTTCAGATATTTTAAAGACCATCAACATCGCGGGCAAAGAAGTCACGGTGACCGATGGTAAACGAGCATACATTTTTGAACACGCTGACCCTAAAATTGAAGGCACGTTCAAAATAATCTCGGCCGGCAAAACTGACTACGGAATGATTCTTTCCTTAGAAAAAGTTGAAGGAGAATATCCAGAGTTCAAGAAGTATTTCCCGGAACCTAATCAGAATCCGATTAGCATCCTGATAGGAAAGGATGATGCAGTCTATTCACCGATAGCGTGGATGATAATAAAAATCTACCAACTATGCGGGGCGGCTATAAGTGATAAATTTTTGAAAGACATCCCGGACGGAATGATAAAAATATATGGGTACGGGAACGATAAGCCCATCCTCGTAGTGGGCGACACATATAAAGCAATAATCTTACCCTTTAAAATATAAAGGAGGCCTTGATGACTGATTTAGAGATTAAGAATAAGGTCAAAGAGATGCTGGACATCGCGAATGACAAGACGAGAAAGGCCATAGAGCGAAGGGACCGAATCGTCCGATGGGCTACCGAAAGATGTGGAAAAATTACCGGACCTATTTACGGTAAATTTAATTCCGATGTAAGCAATTTACTGGAAAAAGAATATAAACAAAGGAGGAATCATGGTAAAAGAGGCGTTTGATTTTTCGACAGAGCTGAGGCCGATTCAGGTCGCGGGTGGGAGAAGAATCCCGAACCGGAAGGCAGTAATCCGGACAGACACGGGAACGGTTCTCGGAATCGTTGGAGATAATTACGAGATTGTTCCCCACGCGCAAGTTGTGAATACCTTTGACAAGGTAAGTTTTCTCCGGCGCCAGAAGGTTGATGTATGCCGGGACGGAGCCATCCTTTTCGCGCAGTATGAATTCCTTGATGGCAAGAACGTAAAGTCAGCCGAGGTAAAGGTAGGTGACACCATCAACTTCGGTCTGAGAGCGTTTAACAGCTATAATTCGGTATTCGGAGTAGGGTTTGAGCTGAACGCTCTCCGGCTGGTTTGCAAGAATGGCTTGGTTATTCCTCGGACCATCGCGCGACTCTCGTTCAGGCACTTTCAGAACGTTGATGTTTCTAAATTCAACGAGCTTATTTTCGCCAAGTCAGATGAGATTACTAAGACGATTGATACTTGGAAAATATGGCGCGACATCCATCCGGATGAAGGTCGGGTCAAGGCTTTTTTTGAGGAAATCAAACTCGGTAAACGCCTCACGGATGAATTACTTCCGAAGGCAATGAATGATATCTCCGAGAATGGATTATGGGGGTGTTTTAATACGATAACGGCCTATATCACCCATGATATGAAGACGCGCGGGGATGAATCAAACCGGATGCTGGCAGTTCGGAATAAAGAGCGCGAACTTCTCTACAAGTTCTACTCACACCGGTGGAATTAAATGATAACGACTGACCGTGAAACTTTACACCAGAAATCGCGCGAGATAACCCCGGAAGAGGCTAAGAGTCTGCGGATTTTTGAGAGGATGGACGAGAACGGGCGGAACGGAGTGGGGCTCGCGGCTATCCAAATCGGGGAGCCGGTTCGCGCTATCATAATCCGGTATCGGGTCCGGGATAGGAAGACCGGAGAGCTTTTCAAGTTTTATCAGAACATGATAAATCCGGTCATAACTGACCGGAGAGGGGCGATGGTAACGCATGAAGGGTGCTTATCACTACCCGGAATCACGCTTAAGGTAAGACGTTCAATGGAGATTACGGTTAAATGGTTAAACGAGAACGGAATAGAACGGACAGAAACATTCAAAGAGGCCCAAGCCATAATCTGCCAACATGAAATTGACCATTGTGACGGAATCCTGATAAGCGATAAGCCGGCGGAAGACCGAGAAAAAATTGGACGAAACCAGCCTTGCCCTTGTGGGTCAGGCAAGAAGTTCAAAAAATGTTGTGGGAGGTAACCATGTTAAAACGTCACCAAGTTCTTTTGACCGATTGGCAGACCGAGTATTTAAAGGATGTCGCGAAGAAGAACGACATCAGCTTCAGCGAGGCGATAAGACAGCATATCAACGGAGGGATTCGGGCGAGACTCGCTTCTCTATCGTCAGAATCATCCCGGAGCAAAGCCGACTTTGAAGCACGCAAGATGGCGGAATAAAGATGGCAAGGAAAAAGGAGGTAACCGTGAAGATATCAGAATTTATAAAGACATATCGGAGAAAGGATAGCAGACACAACAAGGCGACAGAAAAAATTCAAAACGAGATAAACCTTTTAGAAGAAACGATAGCGGCTCTGTCCGAGAAAAGGAGACATCTTAAAAGACCGTTCTGGATTGAAGAGATTATTCTCCCTATCGCTAAAGAGCTTACCAAATTTTTCCCGAATCGTGAATATGAAATTTTTGGTCCGTTCGGACTCTGCTGTGAGACTTCAATTCATTTTTACAAGAAGGGCGTAAACGAGAAGAACAAGCACCTTAGAAATAACTGTTTATCGATAACGTTTACTCCGCGTGAATTAATGTCTGGGTCCGCTTCACTTTCTATCCGTGACTACTCCAAGCGAGAAGAGAAATTTGCTAAAGGGACCATCGAAGATATTAACGGAATGAACTTTGTGACGACCGAGATTATCGACTCAACAGATATTAAAGAACTTGTAAAATTCGTGAGGTAATAATGGCAAGAAAGAAGAAAGAACCAAAACTCATCGAGAAGGTTAAGGCCATAATCGGACAGAAAAAATCAGTCGATGATTTTCTTGACTATCTCGCGACCTCACTTTCTCTTTGGGATATGAGGGCTTGGGATAAGTTCAAGGACCCGGATGAAGTCGGAGAGTGGATTGACCAAGAAGTCCCGGACCATAAAAACGATGGCCACGCTGGCTACTGCATCCAGAAGTTAAAGGAATTATCGGTTGATAAAGAATGGATTATGCGAGCGATAATGTCCAATAATAATCAGAGCTGGAAGCAACGACTGAGCCCGTGCATGAAAGGCAGTAGCGCAGAGGTATTCGATGACAAGAATTTACCAAATGTCCAATGCGAAAAAGTTAGAAAACAAGGCCATTACGGAGGTGGGATTTGCAACGAGTGTCAGGGTAAACCGGCTCCGATAGAATTTGAAATAGTTACAGCGAAAGGGAATAAAGTTCAGGTTCATTTCGACCGTGCGTTTAACTATCACTTTGAATTTCACGGCATGAGCATATCGGAAACAGGTTATCGGAGTCACTTTTTGGGGTTCATTGATGACGATGTTTTACCCAATGAAAAAGTTGCGGAAGTAGCTAAAGCTTGTGCCGATAAATTTGAGATTGATGTTGAATTTGATAAGAAAAAATTAGAGAAGAAAAAGAGAGGTAAAAAGAATGGAGTGTCCGGTTCACAAAAAACCGATGATAAGGCGTAAAAGTCATTACGGAAATAATTACTGGTGGGGTTGTCCGATGTTTCCAATTTGTAGAATAACAGCCACGGAACATCCTGACGGGTCCTTGATGTCTGTCCCGGCAGACGAAACTTTAAAAGGATTAAAGAGGAAAGCCCATTCTCTCGCGGAGCAAATTTTTGGTTCATGGAAAAACAAAGAATCTAAAGCGAAGTTATATTCATGGATGAAAAATAATACTAAATCCGGGCATATCGGACTTATGTATAGGGAAGAGGTTGAAGGACTTACAAAAACTTTTGAAAGGATGGTGGAAGATGAAAGAGTTAAAGAGAAATCGTAGAGAAATTTTGAGACTCGTCAACAAGGCTCTCGATTATCAGTTTGAAAGTTATTCATTCGCGCACATGATTGATGACATCATGGATTTAAGTGACGAAGAGAAGAAGTGGGCGAAGGAGAATTTGACATATAAAGCGTATGTTTTTAGACCAAGAAAATAGTTAAAATATCCTTTGACATTTATGTTATAATATGTTATATTATATTATGGATAAGGGAATAATAAATATAACAAAGGAGGCAGAGATGAAAGAAGGAGATAAAGTAAGACTTAAAGGAAGAAAAAGAACAGCGACGATAATCGCCATGTTAGATGATATTAAGGGCGGGGTTAGACTCAACAAAAGGCTGGGAGGATATCAATACTGGAATATCGCGGACCTTGAAAGAGTGAACTGATGAAGACCATCTACAAGTTCAAACAACCGATTGACGATGGAGATGAACAAGAACGGTTGACCCTGATTGAAGACCGTGGAGATAGGGTTCTCGTGGAAAGCAATACGATTCTCGAAGGATTGAAAATGAGACCGCAATCCGTATATTTAAAGTCAGAACTAATGGAGGTAAAAGAATGAGCTTGACCATCAAAACTTTCGAGAAGGAGCTGGAACAGATTGAGAACTCGTCCGCTAATGGCGGAGGCGTGGACCTGATACCGGATAAGTGCTGGAAGGAAGATAATTGGGTCGCAGAGCTAAAACTTGACGGAACGCGGCTCAAGTTCCACATAACCAGCGAAGGCAACCGGTTAGATACCAGACGGATATCTGAACGGTCGGGTAAGTATATGGAGAGGACGAACAATTTTCCCCACTTACGCGACCTTGATTTAAAAGAGCTTGAAGGAACGGTTCTCGACGGTGAAGGATTAGCTCCGGTTACTGAAGATACAATGGGCGCAACCCAGAGCATGGTCGGCGCGGGACCGGAACACTCTTGGGAGATTCAGGAACGTATCGGACAACTCGTCTACAACGCATTTGATATCATAAAATATAAGGGAACGGATTTGAGAAAGTTCCCTTACCGTGAACGTCACAACAAGCTCCAAGAAGTCGTAAAATCAATCCTTGAGAAATTCCCGGACGCGAAAATCAACATCGTAAGACAGAAAACGGTCGAGAAAAAGGAATATTACCAGAGCATAATCGCGCGGGACGGAGAGGGGATAATGCTCAAGGATTTGAACGCGGTCTACGGGGACGCAAAAGGGCTCCTGAAGTGTAAGAAGTCAAAAAGATGGACGATGATAATCACAGGATTTAAGCCCGGAGACGGAAAGCATAAAGGGAAGGTAGGGAGTCTTGGAATAGGGTTCCACGGAGAACCCCAACTTACATACGCCGGCGGACTCTCCGACGTGCTTAGACAAGATATGCAAGACCATCCTACGAGCTATCTGGGGAAGGTCGTGGAAATAGAGGCTCTTGAATTTACCAAGACCGGGAGCTTACGCCACCCGCGAGTGGTAGGGTCAACCGAGGGAAGGACATCCGAGGATATCGAGACCGAGAAGGTAAGAATTTTTAGAATAGACAAGGCGCCGAAAGATTGTGGCCGTGACCAAAACGTAATCGTAAAATAAGGAGGCAAGATGGAGAAAGAAAAGATTGGTTACTCGGAAGCACGGAAAATTTTAGCCCGAAGAATACAGCCGATAGCTACGAGCCTCGGAGAAAAGATGGGAGGAAAAGAACCTTTTCAACTGAACCCATTGAGCTCGCCAAACTTCATAATCGAATATAGAGCAACCGAAGTCTCGTACTGCGAAAGAAGTGATTACAGAAAAGTCGACTTGGCGATAATCACGACAGAATATCCAAAGGTTCGCCGGAGAGTAAATGGAATCGATATTAAGACCGGGAGCCTTGATACGGTGAAAGCCAAGATGAAAGAAATCATCACCGAAAGCATAAGGATTAGAGCCCAGAAAAAAGTAGAAGAAGATACCGCGAAGAATAAGGTCAAAGGGCTTATGGACGAGTTTAAAGAATTCAATCCAAAGAACGAAGAATGGGGAATCTCGATACAGGTCGGAAAAATTAAATTCGAGATGAACCATTGGCGCGATGAAGTTAAAGCTGAATTCTCCGGCGATAAAGCAGAACTCGCGGATATAATCAGGAGGCTCAAATGAGGTCAATCGGGAAAAGAAATATCACCAAACTCAAAAAGATTATCAAGGACGAGCTTGATAATATGAACCGGTTCGACCAAAATTATTCCGCGGCTAAAGAACGGATAATCGCCAAACTGCCGGCTGAATGGTGGGATATTTGGGAGATGGCTCATCAGGAGATTCATCAAATAGTAGATGATGAAGTAATGGAATATGCTATTTTATCTTAGAATAGCTTATAATATGATGTTAACGGCTATAATAAGATAAGGAGAAAAATATGGAACATAACAAGAAATTTGAGAGGTTACTTAAAAGAGTCGGGAGAATGACCCAAGCGAATTATCACACTACGGCTCGGATAGCAATCGCGCGGTTCTACGGATTCAAAGACTTAGAAAAAGAGTTGATGAAAATCGAACATGAAGGGATAGCCGGCAAAGCTCGATGGGCCAAGAAAAAGAATAAAAGAAGGAAAAGATGAGGATAGAAGAAATAATCCGCGGAATGGATTCTCTTGAAAAGATAATCAAGGAAATGACGACCCTTCAAAAGGATGCAGTCTTGTTCATCGCGGATAAAAATTTATGGGATGAATTTATGAAATTTCACGCGGAGAAACATCTTGAAAGGAGGAGAATCCAAAATGCCAGAATTTAAAGTCGAAAAAGAAAAGTGTCAACTCGTAACGGTCGATAAAGTAATCTGGTTCGGAAAGCACAAGGGAGCCACTATCCGCCAGATTCTCGATAAAGGGGATTATCAATATATTGAATGGTGCATACAACAAGAAATTTTTGAACTTGATGCCGACGGAGAAGAGCTGCTCAGTGAGTCGCGGATGGCGAACGGAGAATCGGAAGATATTTTTGACCAGAATGAATTTGACGATGGGTTTGAATTCCATCATAACGAGGAGTATAAACGTTGAAGGTCGATAAAAAGGCTTATTTTCTTGGAATCTGGTATTGCGAGAATCCGGAGCATACCGGATATTCACTTATGATGGCCTCACGCGCGGAAAAGGGATGGAGAATAAATATTCGCAACAAACTTCCTAACGGAAGAATTAAAGAGGCAGAAATTATTCCGAAAGATTCACCGGACGAAAATACGATAGCTAAAATCGCGATGACGATTCACGGAGTTTCAGGATTTTTCTATCCCGGAAAGAAAGAATATATCGAGATTAAAGGTGACTATTTTTCTATGATTTTTAAGTTCTTTATGGACGATAGACCGGCGATAAAAGAGGATGTTGATGAAACCTTTGATACCATCAGCGATATTCATGGTTAAATATTTTTAAAATATCCCTTGATTTCTTTGTTATAACGTGTTATATTATATAATGAGGAGGGAAGAAGATGAAAATAGCAGAAATAATTTTAATGGGGATTGGGATTTTTGGAATAGTTTTCATGGGAGTTTTACTTGAAGACTGGATTAACGGAGCCAAAAGGTCGCACGATAACAGCGTAAAAGAATGGGCTAAAATTTATAAAGGAGGACAAAGATGCCGAAAACATTGAACGAGTCAGAATTGAATCAGTTTACCGGGACGGAAAACCATTATAGACATCCGCTAACCGGGCTCACTTATACCGATGGCGTCCAATACGTCGCCGATAAAGGTGGTGCATATTGGTTACTCGATAAAATTCTAGGCAACATGAAGTTGAATCGGGTCTTCCGGAGGCGAGAACTTCAGGAGTTTACGGTCTGGACCCTACACGTCAACGCGGACAAAACTGCGCTACTTGAGGCCGGAGACGGTAACGGAAACAGCATCTACAAAGAGGAAATAAATTATACAGATTTTCCGCTGAATGAAATCAGCTTATGGTTCGAGAATGAAACGTTAATACTCCCTTCGGAACATTGAACAAATAGTCGCTACCGGGCGGTATCGACGCGAAGGGATATAGATACGGAGAAGGAGCAAAGATGAAAAGAATAGTGATACTGATGATTCTCTTAACGATGGCCTTAAATTCATGGGCGGTGAATATTGAGGTCCGGGACGACATCCCGCCGGGACTACGAAGTAGGATTGAGAAATTATATCCAAAGGTTTGTGATGTGCTTGGTATGTACCCGGATTCATTCCCGGTCAACGTCCTTCTCTTTAAGAACAATAAAGAGCTGGCGATGGCTTTGGATGGATTTTTATTCCACGAAGGAGCATATGACTATCGGAATAATACTCTATACTTCTCGGCCTCTAACGTCGGGGATGAAGTCCTGATTCACGAACTCGCGCACGCGGTATGCTATCGATACGCTGGGGATAAAATTTCTCTAAAGAGCCAAGAAATTTTAGCAGGATATTGTCAACACACTTTAACTAAAGGAGCAACAGATGGAAGTAAAAAATGAAAAGGGCGACATCAAAACATCCGGACGATTAAGGGCAACGCTCCGGGTCGCTGAACTTGCGGGGTTCAAATATGACGATAAACGCTATAAATATGGCGGGTTTTTGTCTACTTATGAACTTGAAAAAATCGGTCGTATGCTCGAAGAGTTCAAACGAACCACGTTCATCACTTACGAAGCTTCCCGAAAGTCAAAATAATAGTTTGACGGCTATAATATAAAAAGTTCTTGACACGAACATATTATGTTATATTATAGTCTTAATCTAAACATTGGGAGGTGATTGTTTATGGGTAATGTAAGTATCTATTTGCCGCCAGATTCTAAGACGCAGGAGATTATGAAGCGCGTCAAGATGAAACAGGCCGCGTTCGAGAAAGAGTTCGGTCGCAAAATCTCTTTCTCGGAGCTGGTTATTCAGGGGCTCGCTAACTTAGTGAAGGTTGATGGCAAGAAATAATCTTAACGTTAAAAGGGGTGTATGTTATTACTTAAAGCGTCCCCGGAAAACCATGTTGGCTATTTTGAAGCCATAGTAAAAGGCGGAAATTTTTCCGCGTATGTGAACGTAATCAAAAAGATTCCATCCCGCGAATGGGTTGCATCATCGAAGGTTTGGCGGATAGGAATCCATGATTATGATGTTCTGCGCGAAGACTGCTTCAATGCAGGACTCCGCGATATTGATGTGGATGACCGACTAAAAGAAATCATTTCAAGTTTTAAGCATTGGGCCCTTGAGATGAAGACGCTTGCTGATTCGGATAATTGCGAACCACTTCCCGGCGAGTATAAGCTTAAAATCCCTTTGATGAATCATCAAAGAGTCGCAGCGAGATTTCTTCTTAAACGCGGGACCGCAATAAACGCTTCAGAAATGGGTCCTCTTTCGGGCGATACTGAATATCTTTCTCCTGACGGATGGAAATTCATTAAGGACTATGATGGAGGAATGGTATGCCAAACTACGCCAGAAGGAAAAGCTTCCTTCGTTATCCCCGATAGATATGTAAAACTTCCTTGTGACGATATGCTCTTATTTAAAAACTCCAAAGGGATGGCACAATTAATGAGCCCAGAACATAGGGTTCTCTGGTTTGACCAATATGGTAAATATCACGTTTCACAAGCAATAGAGCTCGCGCAAAAACATTGGAATCACAAGGCTGGATGTCAGGCAAGATTCAAAACTACTGTAAATCTTGATATCAAGACTGAAATGCCACTTACAGAATGGCAACTTAGGCTTCATGTCGCGATTTGTGCCGATGCAAGAATAAAACACCATAAATCTGGAAAATCTACTTGCGAAATGCATTTTAAAAAAGATAGGAAAAAGAGAAGGATTAAATGGCTTCTTAATAAATGTAATATAAACTATCATCACCATCAAAATAGCCGAGAAGGATATTTATCGATAGTTTTCGAGCCACCTTTATCCATAAAAAAATTCGAGGGAATTTTCTGGAAATGTTCATATAAACAGAAAGAAATTATTTGCGATGAAATGGTTTTTTGGGATGGGACCACCAAAGGAAGAAACGCATCTCCAGTATTCTATACTTCAGATAGGTGTAATGCTGATTTTATCCAATATTGCCTTTGCACTACCGGAAAAAGAGCATATTTGAGTACACTAAAAAAACGTAAAAACTATAAAATAGAATATGTAGTTAGACAAGGTGGTTCAGGAAGATGCTCCGAGTTCATGGATATCTCAACGTCTAAAAATAATATTCAATGGGAAAAATCACCTGATGGACATAAATATTGCTTTGGCGTCCCTTCGCAATTCTTATTGGTTAGACGTAACGGATGTGTTTTTATCACCGGCAATACAGGAAAAACTTTTGCCGCTCTGGTAGCCGCTAAACATTTGATGGACGAGGGAAAGATTAAAGACTGCCTGATAGTCTGCATAGCATCCGTAAAGTGGAATTGGGTAAAGGAAATCCAGAAGTGCTTAGGCGATGAAGTTTCTTATGTCGTGGTCGAGGGTCCGCAAGAGAAAAGAGTCGAGGCATATTTTTCTAAGGCACAATTCAAGATAGTGAATTTTGAAATTGTCCGTAATGACCTCGAACCCATTCTTTATGATACTAAATTCGACTGCTTAATCGTTGACGAGATTCACCGGATAAGGACATATAAGGCTAAACAGACCAAAGCCCTTTACCATTTGGGCAAGGCCGCGACTTATCGGTTCGGTCTAACCGGAACCCCTATACAAAATAAGCTTCGCGATTTATACTCGATTATGAAATTTATCCATCCCCATATTCTCGGTAATTGGTTCGTATTCGACCAACGTTACCATGTCCACGGATATTTTGGGGAAGTCAAAGACCATAAAAATCTCGATGAAGTCCACAAGAAATTGGATAGCATTATGGTCCGCCGGCTTAAGAGTGAAGTTTTAAAAGACCTTCCGCCTAAAGTTTATAATGATATTTATATCGATATGTCGAAAGAGCAACGCAAATTTTATAACCATGTGCGCGACCAAATCTTAAAATCTGACTTTGAAGAAGTCGAGCAAAAAGTAAAACAAGCCAACATACTCGCGAACCTAACTTATCTCCGAGAGGTTTGCGATAGTTGCGAGCTTATAGACCCGGAAGTTAATTCATCCGCGAAAATGAAAGAGTGTAAACGATTAGTCGGAGAATTGATTGAAAACGGACACAAGATAGTTATTTTTTCTCAATATGAAAAAATGACGCGCCTTATTGAACGAGATTTAGGCTTTCCGGCTATAAGACTACATGGGGGTATCTCTACCGAGAAAGGTGTCCGCGATAAAATGACTTATGAATTTGCCGATTCCAAAATCAAAAATGTATTCATAATGACAACCGCCGGAGGAGAAGGAATAAATTTACAATGCGCGGACTATATCATATTTTTTGATTTGCCGTTTAACCCTCAAGTCATAGCTCAAGTTGAAGATAGATTGCATAGAAAAGGACAAGAAGCTACGGTCAACGTAATCAAGTTAATCGCAAAAGATACCATCGAAGACCGGGTTCTCGAAATCCTGAAGTTCAAAACGAAACTTTTTAAAGAAGTGATTGACGGACAAGTAAGCTCAGAAGGAATCCTGAACCAGAAGGAGCTCCTGAATGCGGTGAGGTCGACGTGAAAAAATACGGCGTATATATTGAGTATACCCGAAGGGTATACTCAAAAATAAGATTAAATAATAAGATAAAATACAATTATAATAGACTATCTCATATATTGAGTTCTTATATTGTTATCTTATATAAGACAATTTATATATTATATAAGGGGCTTATAGATGCCAGAGTTTAAAGTTAAAAAAGGAATCAATCGAGAGGACCCGATTGAGGATTGGGGAACGGACCAGATGTGCGCCTATTTTCTCAGGAAGTTCCGGGAAACTTATAAAGTGGAATCCCGGAGGCCATTCGGTCAGGTCAAGATTCATGTAAACAGGAAAACGATTTCGCGGATGTTCATCCTTGAGGGCCGGTCAATCGATATCCATCCTAACCAGCTCTTTAGAGATTTTATCGACTGGATGATTGAACGTAAAAACGTAGACAATTTTCGGATATGGTTACTATCGAAAGAAGAAATAATGGCTGATTTTCTTGACCAAAGAGCTAAAAAGCTTATGGACAAAAAATTGGGCAGTATCGAAGATTTTAAGAAGCAAGAGGATGAACGAATACGAAAGGCGAAGGAATTTTTCGGAGCATAAACGGGAGGCAAGATGGATAATCAAGAAATTGATAAAGCGGTCCGCGGAATAGTGGAGCCTACGAGCATAGAGCTCGGAGATTTACTTCTCTTAAAGGAAAAACTTAAAGAGAAAAAGGGAGACCCGGCCGTTATTCGTCAGGAGTTTGAAGTAAAGGCAAAGTTTTTACTCGCGGGAATCCCTCCGTCATATTGGGGAATCGGGTTCGACGACTTTAAAGGAGATAAGGACGCGAAAAGATTGGTTAAACTTTACTGTGAGCATTTAGCGGAAGCGATAGAGCAAGGGCAAGGAATAATCTTTTCAGGGGCTCACGGAACCGGGAAGACTACTCTCGCGTGTTTGATTGGTAAGACCGCGCTTATGGATGGATTCACGGTAAGATATATCTCGATTGCCAAGATTCTTGATTTGATAAATGAATCATTCGCGTCCCCGGCCGCCAAGCACAGACTCGATACGATGATTGAACGGGTCGAGATTTTAATCCTTGATGATTTGGGAAAAGAATATCGCGGAGTCCGGGAACAGTTGACCCCGATGATGACCATGAAGCTTGATAGTTTACTCCGGGAAAGATTGAACCGGATAAAGGTAACGATAGGAACGACTAATTATGACTTAAAGGCTATAAAAGACCACTACGGAGAAAGTGTCTTATCGGCGATTTATGGAGCGTGTAAAGTGGTTGAGGTTAAGGGTGGAGATTATCGGACGATTAAAAACGAAAAATTCTGGAAGGATTTAGATGGACGTAATACAAATTGAGAGAGAAGTTCTTAGGGGTCTTTTAAAAGGTTATGATTGCAAAAGGGTCATGGCCTATTTAGTATCTGATTATTTCGAGACTCCGCAGCTCAGGAAAATTTTCTCGAACGTAGAAGGCTATTATAAAAAGTTTTCAGAGATACCGGAACCGGACGTCCTTATAAACGAGATTAAGAAATCGGGTCTTGATAAGGATGAGGTTGCGACGATGAAGGTATGGCTCGATAAGGAGGAAAATGTTACCGAGGATAGGTTCAAATATGTAGTTGAAGAATTGGGTAAAATCTATCTCGCGCGTAAATTGCGGGTATCGATGAAAGAGGCTATAAAATATCTCGATAAGAACGAGCCTAAAAAGGCGCAAGATTTACTATTAAAGGACGCGATAGAATTATCGAGCAACGGAAGAGAAGTAAGAATCATCGACTTCGTTTCTGATTTCGAGACGCGTAAAAATGATTTGATTCATCGGCGAGACAATCCGGAAATCATCAAACAGAGCTGTATCGCAACCGGTATATCAAAGCTCGATTACGAATTGGACGGAGGATTGCGAAAGGGTGAGCTTGGTCTTTTTATGGCTCCGCCGGAAAGTGGAAAGTCGATATCACTTCAAAGCCTTAGCGTAGCCGCGATGGTCGCGGGATATAAAGTCGCTTTAGTTACCATTGAAATGACTCCGGAGCAAACCGCATATCGTCTTGATTCATGTCTTACCCAAATGCGTTACAGAAAATTCAGACGGTCCGGACTCGCTGACGAAGAAATAACCGAATGGGAAAAGGGCATCAAAAGGATGAAAGAAAATGCCCTTAAAATAATTGGGGTCCCGGAAGGTTGTTCCTGCAGGCTTATTGAATCAGAATTGTCCCGGATAAACGGCTTATTCGTTCCTGCTTTGGTCGTAGTTGACTATGCAGGCATAATGTCGCCTAACGAGGGGTCTTATTCAAGTTCGATGGATTGGAAGTATGTAGGCGCAATAGTGCGTAACCTGAAGGGTTTAGCGTTGAAGTTAAACAT